GTCCTTGTGGGCCTTGAATACCAGTTGCACCTATTTCACCTTGTGGTCCTTGTGGACCATCAGCACCTTGTGGACCTTGTGGTCCTTGAATACCAGTTGCACCTATTTCACCTTGTGGTCCTTGAACACCAGTTGCACCTGTTTGACCTTGTGGTCCTTGAATACCAGTTGCACCTATTTCACCTTGTGGTCCTTGTGGACCATCAGCACCTTGTGGACCTTGAATACCAGTTGCACCTATTTCTCCTTGTGGACCTTGTGGACCATCAGCACCTTGTGGACCTTGTGGTCCTTGAATACCAGTTGCACCTATTTCACCTTGTGGTCCTTGAACACCAGTTGCACCAGTTTGACCTTGTGGGCCTTGAATACCAGTTGCACCTATTTCACCTTGTGGTCCTTGTGGACCATCAGCACCTTGTGGACCTTGTGGACCTTGAATACCTGTTGCACCAGTTTCTCCTTGTGGTCCTTGTGGACCATCAGCACCTTGTGGACCTTGTGGACCTTGAATACCAGTTGCACCTATTTCACCTTGTGGTCCTTGAACACCAGTTGCACCAGTTTCTCCTTGTGGTCCTTGTGGACCTTGAATACCTGTTGCGCCAGTTTCTCCTTGTGGACCTTGTGGACCTTGAATACCTGTAGCTCCAGTATCTCCCATAACCCCTTGTGGACCTTGTGGTCCTTGTGGACCATCAGCACCTTGTGGACCTTGAACACCAGTTGCACCAGTTTCTCCTTGTGGACCTTGTGGACCATCAGCACCTTGTGGACCTTGAATACCTGTTGATCCTGTTTCTCCTTGTGGTCCTTGTGGACCATCAGCACCTTCTGGTCCTTGTGGACCTTGAATACCTGTTGATCCTGTTTCTCCTTGTGGACCTTGTGGACCATCAGCACCTTGTGGTCCTTGTGGACCTTGAATACCTGTTGATCCTGTTTCTCCTTGTGGACCTTGTGGGCCATCAGCACCTTGCGGACCTTGAATACCTGTTGCACCTTCAGTTCCTTGTGGTCCTTGTGGGCCGCCTGCTCCTTGCGGGCCTTGTGGTCCTTGAACACCACCCCCACCACCGCCACCAGTAGCACCTACATATTGAAATCCTGTTACATATAAATTAAAACCTCCTGGATAATTACCACCCGAATTTGTATTAATAGCAGAAACTAAATCATTAGCTAAAAATAACAATCCCATATCATAGTTCCATACCCATGCTACATAACCAGGGGTAGCATCTTGCTCTGCTGTTGTAAGAATTTCTTGTCCTCCAGCACTTGGATTACCACTCCATAATTTAATAGAATATCCTATAGATGCATTACCATTAGCTTGTGGTATAGAAGGTGGTTGAATCCAATTTTCTTCAACTCCACCAGATGGGGTGTTTAGTGTTGTATATGCAATCCATGTATTATCAGCACCTGCAGTTACTCTACTTAATTGTAATGGTGATGCTGTTGTAGTTTCTCTAATGTTAGTTGGATCAGCAGCTGCATTAGATTGTGCAGTTGCTATATTAGCCGCAACTGGGATAAGACTATAATTGGTTAATATTCTTGCTGGAATAACTTTAGGACTAAACGATAATTTAGACTCATACCATCTTGCCCCTGAATCAGCGTCTATAACACCACCAGCCTGTACCTTAAAGGTTAACTTATTTACATCAGTTGTACTAAATCCCATTTATATTGATTTCTTTTTATATTTATTCATCTTCATATCTTATCCTGCCTCAGTTGTTCCGTTTGCATAAACTAATGTTACTATAGCGCTATCGATTCTTTGTGTAGTATCAATTAATTGTATTTCAATATAAAATCCTTCCAATGCATTAGATCCACCAAAAGTACCGGTTACTGTGTTACTCACTGTACTACCTGTTCTACATTGCCCTGAACCATCTGCATTATCTATTGAAGTTGGAGGATCAGTAAATACTCCACTATTAAAACCTACACCATGCATTGAATGTGGTACTGCTGCAAAACCAATATTAGAAGATGTTGGCGAATTTTTCTTTCTTATATAAATTCTCATATTTGAATTTAGTAAAGAAGTAAATGCCGTTCCTCCAGTAAAAGATCCAGTAAATGCTATTTCAAATGAAGCAATTACCAATGTAGGATTAGCAGTTGTTTCAAATAATCTATGATATACTCCTGGATTAATTAATGAAGTATAATTAGGATTAGCAGTGCCTAAATCTGGTTTATATCCTGAAACATTAGGTATTGTAGTATTATATCCACCGCTTGGGGTATTACCTGCAGAACCATTATCTCTAAAGAATTTAAAAGGTGTAATAATATTACTTCCTACTGTACATGCATTAGTAAATGGGCCGGCTGAACCAGATCCATTTGGAGCTTGTGTAATGTCTGCTAAACTTAAATTAGAATTCCAAGCAGTGTATGCACCAACACCTCTAACTAATCTATATTCTTCATCTATAAATGTTTCTCTTAATGTTGGATTAGATCCATTATTACCAGTAGTATTATAAGTATCTATTAATATAGACTTTGCTGGTGTAGAAGTTTTTTGGGCTCCGTTGGTCCAAGGATCATACGGTCTAGCATTAATAGTTGCAGTTGCAGCTCTAAATCTCCAATTACTATTTCCAATTGCCCAAGAATCATATTCCCAGTCAATATTTTGATCATTATCTTCATCATTCCAACCGGTCCATGTTCCTAAATTACTTGAAAACGAATAAGGTGCCTGTTGTAATGTTGCCAAATTATAATTTGGACCCTGTGCTAATAAATTATATGTAGCACCACTACCAGATCTCCCTTGTGTATTTGCATTCCAATTATCAATTTCATTTACATTTATTGTAAATTGAGAACCGTCTACGTAATATTCTATACCACTTAAATGTTTTGTTAAAATATTACCAACAGTTTCAGCTATTGTCACAGTTCCTGTTATAACTGATGAAGTTGGATTAGTATCAAAAAATACATCGTTGCTTTCTGCAACATATGAAGTTGACCCATTTCCATTAGGTCCGAAATAAGGATATACATTTCCAGTATCCGTAACTGCATCAGTTTTCATAGAAATTTCAACATGAAAACGCCCACCATCATAACCTGCTGCTGTTAAAATATTATCTACTTGAACAGTAACAGATACCGATGCTTTAAATTTTGTAGTATCCGCTGCATAATTTGCAATAGTTACTGATATAAAACCGTTTCCTGTTGATTGAGTACCATTTGCACCTAGTGCACCAGTAGTAAATGCTTGTAATGTAGTTGTTCCATCAGCATCATAAACCCTTACAGTAATTGTAGCTGCATCAGGTAAGGTTGTACTAGGATCACTAAATCCTGTACATACACCTGCTGTTGAAAATGTAAGATTACCATTTGCTGATGTATATGAAGGTTTATTATTTGATGCCCATAATGTATTAGATCCACCACCAGTTCTATATGGACTACCTTCTCCACCATTAGGAATACTTATTCTAGGTGATGATGGAAATGACTGTGTATCCATTTTTGCACTACCTTGAGCATTAGTCTTATTAAAATAAGGGGCAAATGTTGGAGTAGGAATATAAACATTTACTTGTCCAGGAGTTCCACTATCCTCTGCTAATACATCAACACCAATAAAATTCATGGTAGTATAATTTCCTATTGTTGTTCCTTCGTCTGCAACAGTAAGACTACCACCACCACCTGCCGCTGAGATAGTTATATTATTATTACCATCATCAGTTAGAGTAATATTGGAACCTTCTTTTAAAAATACAGTATCTGTTGAACCAACATTAGGTACTAAGTTAATACTAGCTGTATCTGTTGTTACTGTTGCAATTACACCTGTCACATCAGTACCTGGACCGTCTACAGTAAATGTATCACCAGGAGCATATCCTGCACCAGCAGCAACTACAGTTATTTGATCGGCATCTATAATACCTCCACCTGAAACCGTTCCTACTAATACTGTTAAGTTTCCATCACCATTACCTGTAACTACTGTTGTTGATAATGTAGATCCTGCTACATATGAAGTTCCACCAGATGGATTAGTTAATGTTAATGCTGGGCCAGATTGAGAGCTTGTTAAATCATAAGTATCACCTATTCCACTAGCACCCTGTGGTCCTTGTGGACCTTGTGGCCCTTGAATACCAGTTGCACCTATTTCACCTTGTGGTCCTTGTGGCCCTTGTGGTCCAATTTCTCCTTGTGGACCTTGTGGCCCTTGAATACCAGTTGCACCTATTTCACCTTGTGGTCCTTGTGGTCCTTGTGGTCCTTGTGGTCCTTGTACACCACTCCCTGAGCCTACAAATAACCAATTTGCTATGTTGGTATAATTAGCAGCATCTTGTAAAACATAAACTCCATTATTAGCAGGTGTAGCATCATTCCATACAGTAACAGTTAAACCATTAAATACATAAATACCACCATCTAAAGCAGTCCATGTTGCTGTTAAAACTAAATCTGATTTAGAAGGTACAACAATCCTAGCATCTAACGGTGCACCAACTTGTGGTTCAAAGTTATTACTGAATCCTATTCCTCCGCTTGGTCTATTTCCTGCCATATTGTATTATTATGATTTAAATCTATATTGTCCAGCACCTCTTGGATAACCTGCGTTATTTGTAAATCTAGTATAATTAATAAAATTACCAGATCCTGTAGGTACTTCGTGTGTTGTTGCTGATGTTGTCCAATCACTTAATGCCGAAGCTCCCCATTGATTACTAAATGTATTAAAAAATTGTACTATATTTATTGTACTCCAACCAGCCTGTCCGCCACCTGCAATAGGAATGTCTACTGTTTGCCTGTCAGCTGATGAAAATGATTCAGCTACTAATGATACTGTTGCATATCCTGACATACTTACTAATGATTGTTTAGTCATTGTACTAATACTTGATGTAGTAGCAAATACAGGATATACTCCTGTTATAGTTCTAGATATAGTACTTGTTGTTCCTGCTGATAATGCCCCAGGTGGATCAAAATCACTACCTACACTATCTTTAGGCATTACTCCTGCATCAAATGAAACTGAATTTGTCCATGTATTTGCACCAGCTAAAATAGTATAAGCTCCTGTTGTTGCGCTCTCAGCTAAAGATGTACTTACAACTGGAGAAACTCCAGTACCATTAAAGTTATATGTATTAGGTAATCCACTTCTTTTATTACTCGCAGAAGTATATTGCGGGTTTATAAGTCCTTGGTTAAATGTTGCATTAAGAGTTACTGGTACATTTGCTCCAATTTCTTGATATGTTGCGCCTGGTGTAATTGTTAAAGTAGCAGATGGTGCTGTTAATGCTGGATTTAATGTAGGATATAACATTTTATTCATCATTGCTTCAAAGGTTTCATTTGAAAACGTTTCACCGCTTGGTATATTATCAAATGGTGAATTACCTGGAAATGGTTGAGGTGTTGGTGTAGCATTAGTATAAGAACCAAGGCCGCCTGAAATTGTAACTGTAATATTTTCATTATCAGTACCAGCACCTGTTACAGTAACACCTGTACCAACAAAATCAATATCTTTAACTTTAGTTGTTATAGATGTCCCACTATCTTTAATTTCAATATCTTGGCCACTACCGCTACCTACAAATTTCCAATTATTAATATCTTGGTAACCTGCAATACTTAATAATATGTAAACACCGTTGTTAGCCGGAGTAGTATCTTCAGCAACCGTGACAGTCATACCTACATAAATATAAGAACCTCCATCATTAGCTACCCACGTGTTTGCTAAAAGCAAATCAGCTTGAGTAGGCACGATGGCTCTCGCATCAAGTGGTGAAGAAATTTGTGGTTCAAAATTTCCTGCAAAATTAAATAATCCGTTTGTTCTATTTCCTGCCATATTATATTATTATGTTGTAAATTGTAATTGCCTAGCACCAATAGTATTACCATTATGTGTATAGAGTTTATAAGCTACTGACGTACCATCAGGAGAATTTCTATTTTCATTAGTTACAGTAAATGCAGCTAAGCCATTAGGAACAACTTCAAATTGATTTGTAAATGGACTAAATTGTTTTAATCCTGTAATTGTTGACCAAGCAGCAGGTATTGATATTGCTTGCTTAGGGCCACTTGGAACTTCAGCAACCATAGATACTTGTATTGTTGAGGTCATTGATTGTAAGCTCTGTGGTGAAAGTGTACCGGCAGTAGCAGTTGTTGCAAAGACACGGTATACACCTGTTATAGTTCTAGTAATAGTACTTGTAGTTCCAGCAGGTAATGGGCTACCAAAATCGCCACCGCCACTATCCTTAGGTTGAACACCAGCATCATAATCAACAGATCCTGTCCATGATTGTGGGCCTAGTAAAACTAAGTAATTTGAAATAGTTTGAGCATTTGATGTACTAGTACTTGGAACAGTAGCTGGTAGAGTCGTACCTGTATAATCATACGCATTTGGAAGGCCACTTCTAAATGGGCTTGCAGATGTGTATTGTGGATTTATAGATCCTCTGTTAAGTGTTGCATTAAAATTTAATGTTGCTAATGTTGCACCAGTTTCCTGGAGACCTTGTTGAGTTAATGTAAATGTTGAAGAAGGATTAGATAATGATGGGTCTAGTGTTGGATATAACATAGCATCCATCATCTCTGTAAATGTTTGATCTATAAATGTTGTACCTGCAGCAATGTTAGCAAATGCACCAGTTCCTGGAAAGGACTGTGGCATCGCTGTTGTATTTGTATAATTACCTCCCCCGCTATAAATAGGAATATTTAAAACACCGGCACCTGATAATGTTGCAGGACCTGATGAACCTATTGTTGTTAATCCACCAAACGGTATTCCGCTTTGAGCATTAATTGTTACAGTAGTGCCTGATGGTGTTGTTACAGTATTAAGTGTAACACCGGTACCTGCCACAAGAACTGGGTTATATGTAGAGTCAATTAAATCTACTAACGAATCTTGTGTCATTAGATCTCCACTTTCAAAAAGTGCTTTTAATTGATACTTAAGTAATACGGACATAGCAGTTGATAGTATTTGTTTTATTTATCAACCCTTCATGATATTTAAAAACTTATCAAATGATACTAGGTGCTTTTTCTTCTTTTTCTTTTTCTTCTTTTTAGTAGGCTCTAATAAATCACCGCTTCCGGTTTTTTGGCTACTAAAAGAATTCATAGAACCTGGGTCACCAGGAAGAGTAGCATTTCCCATACTCTGAACATTCATGTTAGGGTTGAGATTAACAGTACCTGCTTCGTTTTCTTTTATCTTTTTAGGTTGAGGTTGCATTATTTATTTAATGTTTTGTTTCATCCAACGAGTAATCCAGCCTTTAAGTTCTTTTGCTGCTGGTTTAATATCAGAAGGTTCTGTCATTGGTCCATTTTTCCATCTGTCCCAATCAGATTGAATTATACCTAATGCATTTGCAATTTCTGGCATTAACTCAATATAATCTTCATTAATTGTAGATTCATATAATCCGATTATGCCTTCGTCATCAAGTTTTTTATATCCTTTTTTATCTAGCATAGTTAAAACATCATCTACCGTATCATATCCAAGTTCAGAGTCTAACTCATTGTTACCATCTCCCATAACAGTCCAATCATATATGAATTGCTCCCAGTCATCAGCAGTAACTTCATCTCTTTTATTATAAGTCTTCATAAACGCTTTAACTATTGTCTTAGCATCGTTTTCATTAATTACAGATTCATTATAACTAACAATATCAGAATATTTAATTTCATGTTCTCCACCGTCTTGGTCTAATGCAAAAATAGTTTTATCACCCCACATCGAATCATTATCATCATTACCATTGCCAAATGCATAAATGACATATTCTTCACCATTACCTAGTTGAATCATACCATCATCTTTTTTCATAGTCTTTATTAGACTCTTTTTATTAAATTTTGCTTCATTAATACTACTGAAGTCTGTTAGTGATTTTAAATTTTTCATATCTTTATTTTCTTTTATTGGTTGCATTATATCTTGTAACGGTTTATAAAACTTATGTATACTTTTTGGAGTCATTTTCTTAAAAGTCTTTTCATCATCTATCTTTAATGCATTCCTAACTTTAGACGCCGAAATATTTTCTTCACCTCTTTTTATTTCAAAACCTTTAAAGCTTGGATCAACACCTAGATCATCTCTATATGATTGTTTATTAATCATAGCACCGTAAGATTTCTTTCTATCAGTACCATAACCCCACATCATAGGTTCGTATGTTGGTCTTGCTGCTGCAAACATTGTATCAATTGCACCATTAGGAACTACAAAACTTGCTTCTAAAAATGGATATTGTTTTTTCATTTTAGCAAACATAGCTTGTTGCATATCTTCATCAAACGGTCTTTTCTCTGGATCGGCTTTACCGCCTCTTACCATATAAACAACAACAGGTAAACCGTTTTCTTTATACATTTTTTCAAATACTTTAACATGACCTAATGTAAAAGGTTGAAATCTACCAACAAACATATTTACTGGCTTTTTACCTTTTTCTTTATGGGGTACATTTAATGCTTCATTAAGTATTGTGGTTTTATTTTTTACTCTTAATCCATAAGGAGAAAGGGAAAATGTTTTGATTCCTGCTTGATCTTCACTGATATTAAATAAAGTTTTATTTCTACCTAACCATCTTTTATTAGCTCTAAGCTCCGAAAGAATTTTAGACATTTCTTCTTCAGTAATATGACCGTCTGATATAGCATCTAAAATTACACTTCTGATTCTAGCATTTGTAGATACATTCTTAGCGGGGTATGCTTCTGTGTATCTTCTCTTTACTACTATCTTCTTTTCATTTAAGAAATTATTTAAATCATTTAAATTATCCATACCTTATATATTTGATTCTTCAACCTTTGTATTTTTAAACCTTGTTGGTACTGGATTAGATGGTCTTCCAGTTTTTGTAAATCCTATATTAAATTCAAATTTAAGTTTAGCTATAGAATTAATACCATCAGTTGTATCTACAGTTGCCTTACCTGTCTTTTTATCAACACCCCAAACTTCATTTGTAAATAATTGTGATTTTACAGTTTCATTATAAGTGTTAGCATATGCTTTTCCTAAATCATAATAAGCTTCATATTTAGCTCTTAATTCATCTTCATCTAAATCTGGATCCTTTTTCTTTACATAAGCGATTGCGCTATTAATAGATTTAGTTTTTCTCTCAACATATTCAGGATCTTCTAAATCAAAATCATACTTTTTAGCAAGATCCTTAATTTCATTAGCGGTCTTTTTAGTATCTTCAGCTGTACCGTCAAAAATACCTGAATACATTTTAGTTTTATCTGACATTTTTGCAAGGTCATCTTTGGTTTCCTTTGGTGGAATTTTTTGACCTTTTGAATTAGTAAATTCTTTGTATTCACTTAACTGTGTTTTTTCACCAGACGCGGACGCGCCACCGGCACCTTTCTTAATTGACCTGGCTTCAACACTGGCCATAATTAATTGTATCTTTTTCTGAATTTCTTCTGGTGAATCTTTTTCATAATCAATTTTTTCAGGTGAAATTGAGATAATGTCGCCTAGTGGATAATTAGAAGCAGCTGGCATATAAACATTATTTCCTTTATTTAATTCTCTCATATAAGAGACCATCTCTACTACATCAGCAGCACCAGTTTTCATATAAGGGTCTAACATCATAGCACCAGTAGCAGACATTAACTTTTCATCATATTCTTTTGGGTCTTTAATATCTTTGAGTGATTTAAAATCATTCATTAATTTTTCTTGTGCTTTAGTAGGTTTCTTATCTCCAAATTGTTTCTTAAATCCGTCAGCTATAATATCAGCAGTGCCGTCTTTTAATTTAGTTCTATTTTCTGGTGTTGTTGGTGGAGTATCTGGAAATGCTGATAAGGTTTCCATTTCACCTTGGTCTTTAAAAGATTTTTGCGCTTGTTCTACAATGGCATTGTATTTGTTTAATGCAGCTTCTGCCTTTTCAGCTTCTTTTTTACTACCATATATCTTTTCTAATTTTTCAGTACTAGGTATTTCTTGCTTATCATAATTAACACCATCAAATGAAACTCCCTTTTCAGATACACCTACTTTAGTTTTAGATTTCTTATCACCGAATAATTTAGCACCAGTCATTTGCTTTTTACCAATACGATTAGCAGATTCTTTATCAATATTATCTAAGCCATAATCTTTTGCCACATTAACTATTGAAGCAGGGGAGCTTTTATCACCTAACACTTTTCTATATAAACCAGTTTTTGCTGTATCTACATAAAACTTTGATCCGCTTTGATTTTTCTTAATAATTCCATCTTCTACTAATTCCCCAAATAATTTTTGTTTATCTTCATCAGATGCATTAGGATCATTTATAGTTTCCATTGCGGTTAAAACTTTTTCTGCATTTTCTTTTTGGTCCGGATCTTTCACATCGTTTATCTGTTTCTGAATAACATCATTTATTCTAGAAAGACCTTTTAATTTTTTTGCATCTTCTTCAGGTTCTTTACCACCAACTATTTCTTTTGCCTTTTTATATGCTGGTGTATCTTTGTCATAACCAAGTGCAGATGAAACTTTTACTTGTCTTCCTGTTTCTGGATTTTTAAATTTTTGATCTTCAGCATTAGCTTCTATAACTACTTTGCCTAAGTTAATAAATTTATTGTAATTAAGAACTTTTTCTTCTACAACCAATTCTTCTAGATCTTTATGATTAACTTCTTCAGCTACTTTATTATTTAAGTATTCTCCGAATGTTGTAAATTCTTTAGAAGTTTCTTTATTAATGCTATCACTTATTTTAGAAACCATTTTATTAAAATCATCAATTACAGACGCTGTCATAACTGCACCTATTCTTTTAGGATTTCTTTTCTTTCTTAAAGATCCTAGCATTATTTTATATAAGTTCTTTAATGAATCTGATTTTTGTAAAATTTCTTTAGTCCTACTATTCTTAATTAAGTCTAAATTTACATCAAACTCAGGCCCTTTTGCAAAATCAGCTTTTTGGATATCTAATTTTTGTAAATCAGTTCCTCTCTTAGATGTATAATCATTAAATAAGTTATTCACTAATTCCACGTATCTTTCTTGTGGTGTGTTCGTTAGCAATTCACCTGCTCTTAAACCTCTTTCTTCTATAAAAGCTAAGATATCTAACAAAAGAATTTCATTAATATCCGCAGGAGCTCTTCTTAAATCTACAGGCTCCTTATCTTTCATTAACATTTGAGTATAAGGATCAATCATTTTAGCAGTAAACGTTTGATTAGTACCTGGTCTAAAAAATTTAAAGATAATTGAATCTATAGGTTTATTTAAATCATTTTGTAAAGTAGTTTTATCAATAGTAGGATTTAAACAACCGATTAGATATTTAGCAAATGAGCCTGTACCAAACACTTCCATTTGGTCTTCTCTTGGTGTAGAAAGAAATTCTCTAATCTTTCTTTTTTGTTCTTCTTTTAAATATCCACTAAATATTGGAATAAGTGGAGTAACTTGAAACGCAGAAGCCCAGTCTCTTAATACCCTAGGATCTTCAATTACTTTAGCAATTTTACCTTTAGCATTTTTTACTTGGATATGAGTTAAGATTAAATTATTAGCAGGAAGATTATCATATTTAATAGCCCCTGGTTGGTTATGAACAAAATACTGAAAGCAAAATCTCCAATGATCTGGTAAATCTTGTATATGCCCTTCTGTTTGTTTAAGTATGTATTGGATTGCCGGTTCATAATACATCATTAGTGTTCGGTCCACTATATTGATAGGCATTTTGCTATTGCCTTTAAAAAATTGTATTTGGTCTCCATGCTTCTCAAATGCAAAAGACGATCCGGATAGTTTTTCGGTCACTAGCAAATAATCTTTAAATAGATCATTTACGAATTGTTGCCCTACTTCTTTATATATGTTTGTTAACTCTTTCATTATTAGTTTTTAGTTATACTTATTATATATTAGAATTAGCAAATGTTTAAAACAAAAAAGATGAGACATTATCTCACCTTTAACACACTTTTAATATTTTACAATAATTATTACATTATGATTAAGATACATCCATATAATCACCGTGGTCGCATGCTATACCCTTTCTAGTTAATTCTTTACAAATTTTATCTAGAGTACCATCTTCATAATACATAGGTAATGTTTCCTTTATCCCTAATGATGACAGTAGAGATTCAGTAGCATCATAACCTATCTTTGATCTTTTATTTACATTTGCAGTTTTCTTTACATCGTATAAAGAGGTTCCATAAAATCTACCTCGATCTGTATATACAAAGTTAATCCCTTTTATATTAAAAGGCTTGCCTGCTCTGTCAACATATCTACTACCTTCGTTTATAAATTCATTAAAGTTTTTCATATTATGCTAATTTAGATTTACCATCCCAGACCTTTACAATATAATCTTTACCATCCTTTTCTAAATATCTTGGATCTTGTTTAGTAGGTCTCATTAATAATCCGTGCGATCTTTGGCCTCTCCCATGTTTACCTTTTCCCATATCATATCCTCTCTTTGCCATCCAATCAGATCCTCCAGAAAAGTAAGAAGCGAAATAACCTCGGTTTGATCTGTCATTAGGATCTAAACCTTTATGCTTAACTATTAAGTTTTGTAAATCTTTCCATTTAGATTTGCCATTCTTTTCAGCATAATCCAATACCATTTTTTTAATAGTGTCCATATCCTTTGATTCATTAAGGGATTCATAAGTATGTAAGTGTTCCATATTGTTGTTTATTATTTATATAAATATAATCAATTTTTTATTGTTGTGGCCATAATTCTCTAATTATTTTTAGAAAGTTATTAACAATTATCTACCAAATTTAATTATACCCATTAATTGATTAATTGCAGCAAAAGTACCAGTAAGCTTATAGATCTTACCTTTATATTTAAATACAATACCTTCCGTTGGAAATATTGATTCTATACCACCAATACGACTTAGCCTTGCAAGCTCAGCTTCAACTTTTTTAACTTGTTCTACGCCGCCTGTCTTTTTAATCTTACTTGCTTGAGTTTCAATTTCTTTTCTTAGTCTTTGTGCTTCACCTGATGGATTAGCAGCTAAGAAGTTAGAAGCATTTTTCATAATGATAGAACCTAGCTCTAAAAACAGATCTTCAAATGGTCTAATGTTTTCTTTATACTTTTTAGCAACATCTTCTTTATCAAACTTCTTAACTAGTGCAGCTTCATTAGGACCAACTTGTTTAGCTAAAGATCTCATGTTTAAACTCTTCTTATCACCGTATGCCCATCTTCTAAGTAAACCTTCTTTAACGTCCTGAGATAGAGTTGGAAATTCTTTATCTATTAATTCTCTCCACCACATTTCATGATATCTTGAAACTTCATCACCGTCGTTTAAACCATATCTTTTTTCTAAAGCATTAACTTGATTAATAAACTTTTTCTTATTTGCAGTAAAATCTAAATCTCTTTGTAATTGAATTACTTTAGGCGGTATAATTTTAAATGTTTTACCAATATCAGCCTTTACCTTTTGAAGTATATTTGTTATTTCTTTTGCAGGTTTATTATTTGTACCTATGATATTACCTTTACCATCTGTTTCTTTTATCCCATGAAATTGTATAACATCTCTATCATAATGAATAACGTTTGGATTCAATGAATAGATTAGTTCCATATTCATAAAATCTTTTCCATTCTTAAAATACTTTTCTTGATCTGCTGGTGAAAGTTTTCTTAATAGCTTATCTAAATCTCTAGCAGCCAAGATAAATGTTTCTTCAACTAGCTTTGATGCATGTCCTGTAAACATATCAATGGTACCATTAAGATCTAGAGGGTTTGCCATTTGACCTTTATTTCTAGCAAATTTTACTTTACCATCTTGGATAGTTACAAATAAGTTTTGCCCGTCAGTTTTTTCTGTAGGATCTTCTTCAAAGTTTAACTGTCCCCTAAGACCAGCATCAACCATTGCTTTAAAATCACCAAAGGTTAACTCTTTATTATCAAATGGATGCTGCATATGACCAGCTGCACCACCTTCAAACAAAAATGGCTGACTTTTGTCAGTCAGCCACTCTTCAAACAATTTTATATGTTTCATTTAGTTTGTTTTTATTATGATCCCATAGTAGATTGTAAAGCTCCAACCATTGCTCCATAGTCTTCACCATACTTATCAATTAAACCATCAGCAGTTTCAGTTGCTTTAGTTTCATCAAAGTCATCTCCGAATGCATCTTTTAACATTTTCATTGCATATTCTTTAAATTGATCAGCAGATTTAATTTCAGCTTCATTTACTTTACCTAATTTATTATTAGCAAGCTTTCTGAACTTTTCAGCAATTGAATCATCGGCTAATACTTCTTCCTCTTCTTTAACCAGTGGAATTTCGATACCGTCCTCAGATACATCGTTTGGTGAATCAGGAATTACTTCAGTAACCTTTTGATCTGGTGTAATTAATTCTTTACCTTTACCTTCAACATTTTTAGGTTTACCTCTTTCCATTGTATCTCCTGCAATACCTGCAGCAGTTTCTGGCCCGTCACCTTTAATTACAGGAATTGCAATTCCATCATCTCCGGCAATTTCATCAGCAATTTCATCACCTTCAACTTTAGTAATTACTTCGCCAATAGCTTCTTCTACAGATTCTTCTTTCTTATCATCTTCATCTTCAAAATCTTCACCATCATGTGTTTTAGATTTGTCGCCTTTGTTTCCACCTAACACAACTCTGTCATAAGCCTCATTTACAAAGGATGAGAAAGACATAATTTTAGATTCATTTTTATCTTCTTCTTCTTTGTCGTATTCAACATCTTTCTTTAGAGCATCTATTTCTTTATCATCAGATTTAACAGCCCCTTTATAATGGTCAGCTTTTTCTTTGTCATCTTCAGAATCAACTTTCTTATCTCCTTTATCTTCTAATTCATCACCTTCTTTTTCATCTTCCATACCTTTGGCTTCTTCACCTTCAGCAAGAGGATCGGCAGAGGCTGCCATAGGAACAGCATAATCTTCAGGCTCCTCATCGTCATCATGATAAGAAATGTTTTTATTAATAGTTTCTTCTTTTTCTTTAATGAAATCTTCAAAGGCCATTATTCTTCTAGTAGCTTTTGGAGTTTCTTCTTCTTCTGAAGCAACATCAACACCGTCCTCATCCTCGACCTCATCGGCTTCAGCTGGAACTTCTGCTGTAATTTCTTGATCATCAGAAACTTCTTCACCTTCTTTATCTTCTAGAGATTTAGTAGCACCAATTTTATTTACTTCGTCTTCGATATCTTCAGCAGTATCTTCTTCAACTTCAGCAACTTCAGAATCAGTAGCAACAACTTCTTCATCACCTTCTTTATCTTTGGTACCTTCTAGTGATTTAGCTTTACCTTTGACTTTCATTTCATCTTCAATATCTTCAGCTCTGTCTTCTTCAACACCATCCTCAGATATATCATTACTTTTAGCAAATGTCTTAGACATTGCTTCGAGTTTAGAAAGAAGATCTTTCTCCTTCTTTAACTCTTCTATACTGTCAAAACCAATCTTTTTGATCAATTCATCAACAGCTTCTTTTGTTACTTTTGCAGACTCATTGATCGGTTGATCTTTTGCAGTCATAGCAGAAAACTTTTTGATTGACTTCATTTTAGTTATTTTATTTTTTTTATATATCCATGTCTTAGTGAAAAGATATTCTATATTAGAATCTTATGTTCTGAACTTCAAATGGAAACTTTTCTTCTTTATATATTGTTCGCCTAGCAATACCGTGGCGGTAGATATAGTTAACCCAATCATGGTCTTCGGTCTTATATCTAAAATCATCTATAAAATCATAGATTTTAACTACGTCCTTAGATGAATGCTTTCTTAATCCTCTACCAATACTTTGTCTAATAATTACCTCAGACTTAAAGCTTTCAGTAAAAAAGATATTATGTATGTTTTTAATAGAAATACCAGTAGAAAAAGTACCATAAGATGCTACAATAATAACATCATCATTTTTTTCCATTCTACTTTTAAATTCTTCTCTTATATCTACATTAACAGATCCGTCTACATAATAAACCTTTTTATCAGTTATATGTCTTAATTTATTATATAGTTTTTCACCGTATGCAATCTTATGGAATAATACTAATGAATTTGATGTAGATTTTTTAATTACTTGGCAAACAAAATCTAACCTCTTTTCGCTTTGATTTATAAAGTTTTGTTCTAATCCAAATAATTTTTGCCTATCTTGTGGATTTTTAGATAAAAAAGAAAAAGATTCTTTTTGTGCATCTGTTGCATAATCCATATGAAGTTGCATAACTTTACAGCTGGCTATATAGCCTTCCTCTTGTAATTGATTTGCTTTAACTTGTGTAACCAAAGGTCCCATAGCAGACATTAAGCTTAATCTATTAACAGTTCCTTTTTTAGGAATAGTTCCACTTAAACCAAATCTAAAATCACAATGCCAACATTTATCCATAATTTTTTGAATAGAGTTAGCTTTTGCTTTATGTGTTTCATCTACAAAAACAGCATCAAATTGACTAAAATATTCCTCGTCTTTTTTAACTAAGGATTGATATGTCCCAATTACTAAATTAGAACTTTTTCTTATTTTTACCCCAGCATATATTTGTTGTGTCTTTAAAGGAATTCCTACTTTATTATATTCATCAAAATCACCTGTTGCTTGTAATACTAAATTTACATTAGGAACTATCATTAAGATTTTTTTCTTTCCTAATTTATCCATAAGATATGCAACGACCATAAAAGATATTAAGGTTTTACCCGCGGATGTTGCAAGTTCAGCCAAACATCTTCTATACTTTAAAATTTTAAATGCTGCATCTATTTGATATTCCCTAGGTTTAAAATCAGGTTGAGTTTTAAAAATTTCAGTTACCCATAATCTGAATTCATCTTCTTTAATTTCAGTATCAAAAATATTAGTTATATTATTAAGAGAACACTGAAAATCGTAATCCTTACATATATCTAATATTTCTTTCCATAAACCAGCAGGGATCTTATTTCTTTTTACAAATGATACATTACCATCCCACACTCTCTTTTTAACCAAAGGGTGAAAGCGCCAACCTTCAATCTTTTTAGTTAAACTACTTTTTAGTTGTTCATACTCTAATTCAGTACAAGCATCAATAACCAAAAACTTTTTATTTTCCGAGAGTGATAATTCCATTAGTATTCTTTATCGTCTAAGCTAATTCTATTTCTTATTGCAAATGCTAAATTATCACAAGTCTTTATACATTCTTGGTAATAATCCATATGAGATTGTAACATTTCCATTTGTGTTCTTAAATGAGATAAGTCAGCTTTAATAAAAGCAACCTTTTCTCCGCTTGTTAATTTAACATCATAGTCAATTGAATATTCCCTATACTTAATTTTATAGTATCTGTCATATGCACCTTGTCTTTTTTGTTTCGTTGTTTTAAAGTCTGTAATTTTATCTAATAAAATTTGTCTATAAGATAACATATTTACTTGACACTCAGCCAAATTACGAACTTCTTTTAATAAACTAACTAAATGACTTATCTTTATTTTCCAATCATCTCTATCTTTAGCTAATCTTTTTGCTAATTCCTCATTAGCCTCTCCTGTTGCAGTGTCATTATATTCCATTTAAAATATACCTTTATCTTTATTAATCTTTTTATAACCCTTTACTTTAGGCTGAAACTTCTTTTTAGGTACTTCTGTAATAGAAAAATTAGTTTTTACATCAGCTAATTCTGATTTATTAAAATTAGAAAATAACTTTAATTTTTTATTACTGTTTTCTAAATCTTTATAAAAGTCATCTACTTCTTCGCTCACAAAATTATTATAATTTTTTAAATTCATCATATGTAAATAATATCTAATGAATCTTTTGTAAAATATTTATCAAGGTCTCCTAAGCACCCGGATCGATTAGTATACTCCCATTTTACTAAATCATTTAAATCTTTTACTTTTCTTTTAGGAATGTCAAAATCCTTTAACAACTTATCCCACATAAATACAGTTTGGCCGCCTTTTAATTTTTCTATCATTCTGCTTTTACCTTCCAAATCATTGTCAAAGAAATATCTTGCAGTAGGTATTTCATTAAATTCAATTATTTGTTTTTTAACTCCAGTTAATCCTATAGAATTATTCATAAACATTGCATCTATAGGACCTTCAAAAATAGAAAAGTCCCGTGACATATCAACTGTTAATATTCCAAATAACATTGATATTTTATTTAAGTTATCCAGCTCTTCTTCTGTAACACCTAGCTTTAATTTTAACCTATCATATATTCTTTCAATATTCCACGTTTTATATTTAGGACCACCATTACCACCTAAGTCTCTAGTTTGGAATCCTAATATTTTACCCTCAGGAGTTAAATTAAAAACATATAGTTCTCTACGTCTAGGATCAAATCCAAACCTTTCTGTCTTATGATGGAGTAATCTACTTTTTAAATAAGGGTACGCTTGGTATGTTAACGTGTTAATTGGATATACATTAAAACCTAATGCTATTTCATCAAAAGTTAATGCTAATTCTTTTGCTTTATCAAAAAGATAAAAATCTAGATTTTCACCTAATGAAAAATGTTTTCGGTTTTCTTTAATATAATTAATAACATTAACTCTATCATCACCTTCAAAATTTTCATTATGTTCTGCCAAGAATACATCTAAAGATGCATGAGCAGAGCAATTATAACAATGAAAGAATAAATCATTCCAATAAATATTACCTCTCTTTTTTCTAGGAGTATCATGCGAATCACCACAATAAGGGCAGGCAAAATTTAGCCTACCTTTACTCTCCAGTATTCTTCTTTTCTCTGGATGAGTATGGTTAGTATGAAGAACTCGGACCACCTTATCAATGATCCGAGCTTTCATTTCAGAAGATATTATTACTTCTTCTGCCATACTTATTAAAGATCTAAACCATTAATGAAATCATCAAAGTCATCTTTCTTTTCTTCACCTGCTGCAACAGGTTCAGCTTTAGGAGTTTCCTTTGTTTCAGTTGTTGCCTTCGTGGCAGCAGCTTCAGTAACTTTAGTATTTACTGGTGCTGGTTTTGATCTAGTGATATTTTGAATTGAATCACCAGGGGATGCGAATTGAGATAATACATTCATTACCTTTCCTCGTATTACATCATCCCATGCCTTGTAACCCCAAGATGTTAAATCCGGAGCATCCTTTAATAAATCCAATATTGCTTTACGACTAGCATCATCATCAGATACTGCTTCACCATTGATTGTCATTGGAGATTTATTACCGTGGAATTTACTTGAATCATAATTAGGGAATCCACCTTTCTTTGAAATTACTAATTCAAAATTCTTTCCTTCAAACGGATCAAATACTTGAGTAGGTTCATCAAATTGAGGATTAAGTTCTTCATCAATTTTTGTTTTGATTTTATAACCAAACTTCATGATTTTAACTTGTCCTTCAAGGTCTCTATTTTGTGGATCCTTTATGATTTGTACCAATGCATAGAATACTTCTCTACGCTTTAAACCTTCTGACATCTTTTTATCTACAGCAGATTCAGAGTTTCTTAGTTTAAAGAACATATCCTGTACAGGACATTTTTCTCCAACCGTTGAAGGGGAATCAGCGAAAAAGCCGTTTCCTTCTCTGTCTTCTAACCAATAGACATACTTTCTTTCAAATGGTTTTCTTGGGTTTTTTGCATTAGGTAGAAACCTAATTAAAGAACGGTAAGTTCCGTCCTGTCCTTGATCTGGTTTAGGTGAATAAAGATCACTCCCTGCGGAAGATGGTCTTTCACCAGTGTCTAAATCTTTTACACTTACGTTAAAAATGTCAAATTCGTTTGCCATGTTAATTGCCTTTTTTTGTTATTAATTTATGTTATGATAACAAACCTCCATATCTAAACGCCTTTTAATTTATTGCCTATTTACTTCGCCTTGTTATCGCCTTTTAAAAGTACCAAACTTTTTAGTACCTTTGTTTATTATATATCTCACAAGATAGTTTGTTTCAGACTATTTGTACATTTTTATCTATTATTGCAGTAATATCTCTTTCTCTTAAACTTAATATAATTTCTTTATTGTATTTAATTTCCATGCCTGCTAAATCATGAAAAAGAACTTTCATTCCTATTTTAAAATCAGTATCTTTAACAGATTCCCCTATTCCTATTATAGTACCTGCATAAGGTGGAGCAAACTGCCCGTCTTTTTTTAATAAAATTATACTACCTTTTTTGTCAGGTTGCTCATCCTGTTTTAAAAATATTCTATTTCCTAAAGGTTTTATCATTTTATTTTAATTTTTTTTATAGAAAGCTGAAACAAAATTACTAAGTTGCAATATAATTTTTAACTATTCAATGTTAGAAAAGTATCTAGTTACTAGCTTTTAAGGCTTTAAGTATAAAGTAGGCATCAACGATGTCATCAATGGGTTTAGGTATTTTTGTGCTGAAGTCTTTTCCTTGGCACCATTTCCAAAGTTTAGTGCTCCTTAAGCTCTTATCATTAAGAACATCATTTTGAAATGCTTCAGCCATATAATGTTTATTAGCATTTCCTTTGCCTGCTAACTTTTTTACATGAGACGGTTGATACACTGATAAATTTTCTATAGAGTACTTATCTATTAATGCCTTTCTTAAAAATGTATTATATTGAATGATATCTATAAATGAGTTACCTTTAGAACCATAAGAGAATCCTTCTAGCCCAACCGCTACTTTATCACCTTCAAATAGTGTAGAAAAAATTCCAACCATTAGTGAACTAATATTACCAGCATCTTCTAACTTCTGCCTCTCTCTCGGTAAAAATTCTTTACTTGTAACCTCTCTATTATATGGAAATCCTAATAGAGCATTACTATCTATTAATTCTTTATGCACACTAAACGCTTTAGGTATTTTTCTACCTTCGTCGTCCCATATACGATTCCCGTAATTAAAAAAAGTTATAAAGTGATATTGCCCATCATTAGTTTCAACGCATGCGCCTGGGCTATTTAAAGAAAAATCAATTCCTATTCGAATCATTATAATTATATTCTCTTACCGATGACTGCACCTAATGCAGCACCAACAAGACGTGAGGTTAATAAATCATAAAGAGCACCTTTAGTAACACCTAATACTTTAGCTACTGCTTTACCTATTGTTTTCCCTAATGCAAATCCAGTTAATCCACCAAATATACTTCCTAGGATACCTTCATTAATTATTTCTTCAACACAATCTTCTAAGTTCTTACCTTCTTTTTGTGCTTCTAATATTCTATCAACTGTTGAATCTATTGCAGCTTCCTGTTCTTCAGTAAGGTCATGAGCTTCATTCATCAGCAGCATTACGTCAGTTGCCTCATTATGATTTTCGGTTAAGTAATCTTTAAAGGTTTTCATTTGTGTTCTTTATTTGTTTATATATTAGGTTATGTTAACTACTACATCCAATATGTTATAACCGAATGTAACGTCAAAGGTTTGGAACTCTATAGTATTACTTGAGAAGTTTAGATCTAACGCACCTATTTCTGTAATAAACATATCTTTAAGTTGAACTGTTACAAATACAGTACCATCAGCATCTAACATTTGTACACCAACTCCTTCCGGTAAATAAGGGTGCTTTCCGCTTAATTTATAATAATAATCAAACATTTCTACAGCCATCCAATAATTAACATACCCGTCAAATGCTTGCATTGTAACAGTCATAGTCTTATCAAATAATTGTTGCTTTGGTACACTAGACCTAAATGCTCTCTGATTACCTGGATAATCTACTTGTGTAACCGCATCAAACGAAGGCCCTGGTAAATTAAGAGATTGTATTCCATAATTCCAATAATCAATAGGTTCTTTAATTAGCCCACCTGGAATTCTTGTAAGAAACGGTTTATACTTACTAGCTATTTCTTTAGGTATAAAATTTCTAGGGAAGTCAAATTTAAACTGATTATTTCTTGCGCTTAATATCATAATTTATTAATATCTATCTCTGTCGTCAAATTCTCTACTATCCTTAATATAGGATGAGTATGAAACATCGTTATTTCCTACTGTATAGTTTTGTAAATTTTTTGAAGCTGATTTATAAAATGCAACTTTTTGCGATTTTGTTTGTGCAACTGTCGCTGCTTCACGTATGGCTCTAATTTGCTGTCTCTTTTTAATCTGTAACGTACTAATCCTTTGTGCTAATCTGGCCCTCTGTTGTATTAATCTTATTTTAGAAGATTTTAAATCTTTAGTAAGTTCAGCTATTTCATTTGTTAATTCTTCATTACTATTTTGTAAAGATTGTATAACTACGGCATCTTCTGACGCGGAAGTTACTAATTCAGCATTCTCGGCTTTAAGTTTTGTAATCTCATCTTGTAATCTACCAAGCAATATACTATATTCAACTCGCGCCTCTTCAATTTGTCTTGTTAAAGTTATTCTATTAGCATCGTCTACAGATAACCATATACCTTGATATAAAACCGATTCATCTGATGTTGACCCATCAGACGAATCAATCATTTTTGTAGAAATATAAAAATTATTATTAGATAAAGCTAATATTTTTTTACTATCAGATCTAGTTATTCTAAAAAGAACTTCTCCTTGTGATAAATCCACTTCATCAACTTGTGTATGATTTAAAATATCAATATCATCTTTATCTCCAATAAAGTTTAAATATAAATTTCCAACATTACTTAGATCAATAGGTTTATCTTCACCGTCAACTTCATCATATAATGTAAAAAGATAATAATCATCAAACTGTGATATTCTTATCATACCATCACCTTGTGGTAATGGTTCTTCATTAACTGATAAATTAACAAATCTTTGATAAAATTCCTTTTCAGTTTTAGTCAAAGATATATTAGTTCTTACACCACCGACTACCTGTTTAGTTGAGGCTTTCTTTTGTATTTGTTCAGCCTCCGATAATTTATTTTGTTTCGCTGCCATTATTCTGTGTTATTGTTTGTATTTTGACTGGGGAGATTGCAGCCTTAACTTTTATTCTATCCCTGAACGTTGTTACATAACTAGTTTTTACTACCAATTTTTCAACTATTTGTTCGGATGTGTCTGCTGATGTACTTGCCCCGCCAGTTCCTACTACTATCTGTTTTCCAGTATCATTATTAATTCTATTATATACATTGGCTACAGTTGGTACTACACCTAAATTAATTTGAATCATCTGTCTTCCATATTTCTGTGTATCAAATGAAGTTAATTTAGCATTTTTAATTATTTGTGTAGCATCAGCTTTATTGTATAATCTTAATACATAATTTATTGAAAAGGAAACTGCACTATTTGCATTTTTAATAATAGGCCTAAATAATACAGGTTCATCAAAGTCAGTGTCTTGTGATATCACTTGAAAACTAGTTTGTGTAAATACCTGCCCTACTTGTTCAGTAACACTTATTTCATGAAATACCATATATTGCCCACCTGATGAATTTAATTGTGCAATAAAGTTACTAAATGAAGATCCTGTAACTTGCCCTGATAATTCAAAATAATCACCTGCTTCTGATTGAATTACTTGCGCATATAAATTATCATAGATATCTCTATTTAAAATTGATACAGAATTAATTTCTTGCATTTCATAAAAACTATATGCATTTTCAACAATAGTTTCATAAATACCTGTAGCCTTGAGGGTAATAGGTGGAGTACCTAAAAATCCTTGCCCTTCAGTAATTTTATAAGCTACACCATTAGGCTGTGCTGCATCAAATAAATTATTCATAAAGAATAATGACGGGACTCTCCATTCAATATATGTAGCGTATAATTTATCAGCAATTAATAAAGGATCAGGATTAAATGTAGGTGTATCTGTTTTTAAAAAATTAATAGACGAAAGATTTAACATTACACCATCTCTCCTAGGTGCTAAAGTTTCAAATACAATCCCATCAAAACCTTCAAAACTAAATCCTGAAATAAAATGAATTCTTATTTTATCATAAGCAACGTCCAACTGAGGTGTGAATGTTTGTAAAAGATTTGCACTATCAGTTAGCTCCGGGCTATAATCATTATAAGGAACACCTATATCTGTATCTAATGAAACATACTGCGTTTTAGCTTCATTGTTAGATGCTGCCGAGATATCTCTATAGTTACCCATTATTGCTGAAACACTATCAGTATTAAAGAAATAAGTTCCTTTAGTATTAGCATCTCTCATAAGCTCAATAGGATACGTAGCAGTATTAAACGTAGTAGGTGTTGCCTGACTAGTATAAACATACTCTATAAGTATTTGCTCAGATATTTGTATAAATCTTGATGATTCCATTCTATTCTATTTATTTACCATTGTAAAAACTTTGGTGTGTAATTTAAACCAACCCCAACATAAGGAGTAACCCCGTTACCGCTTAATCCTACACCTAGCTGTAAACCTAATCCTAGTGTTTTTCTATTTTGGTATTGTAAATCTTTAAATGCTTTACTGCTTTGATCAATTAATATACCTTCAGCACTATTAAATGTAGTACCAGGATAATCTGTTGAAATATTAACAAATAATTCTTTTGTTTTATTATCCCTAGTTAAAGCAGCAGATAAAAATATATTCTGATTTAAGTCTATTTTAGCATTACCAAAATCTATATAAGTACCGTCAATCTCATAAGGTACAAAAACACCAACCTTTCTAAAACTTTTGCCCCATGAAGCCGTATCTGAAAATGTTAAAGCAGAATTAAAATTACCTACAACAGTATCAAGCACAGTAACTGGTACTTCTACGATTACTTCCTTAATAACAGTTTCAGTCTTAATTATAGTTAAAGGTGGCTTTTCTTTTTCAAAATCTAATTTGTCTTCTACCTCTTCTAATGTTAAACTTAATGCCCTTATCTCCGCTGCCGCATTACCATTTTTATCTATATAGTTTTCAATAGTATCTAATGAAGCTTTCCAATTATTTTCAATTCTACTTGCCTCACCTCTAGCGGCATCAGTAGCATTACATTGCCTAAGTAATAAAATAAAAAGCAAAACAATTCCACCAAATAAAAACATCCTAGTGTTTTTTGGATCTGTTAAAACGCCAAGAATATTTTTAATAATTAAAATCATTTAATATACTTCATTAATTTATTAGGAGTTACTTCAGTAGCTCCATATTTTTTTGCAATTTTATCTATAAACCTTTTTTCTTTACCTTTCATTTGATCTACTTCTTCAAATAAACCATCTCTTTTCTTAGCTAAACTTTGAATACTTTTTTGCATTAAGTCTAATGAAAGTTGAATTTCCCTATACCTACTAACATATCCATTAAGTTCTTTTATTTCTTTTTTTGTCATTTTAAAAATATTTAAATTGTTTCCCAACCGCTAACTCCTCCCTGTATTATAGGGCCGGAATCAGATACTATTACCCAACCCCATTGTGTTTTAGTTATCGCTTTATTCTCTTGTGTTGTTGAACTCAGATTCCTTCCTTCGTTGGTTGATGTTGCACCATCCCATATTAAATCTAAAGTTCTTACCATTGAAGCACCGGCATTGGCGTGTGACGCAGTGGTAGTCGTATCTATTGTATGGAAACCATCATACATCAGAAAATTTCCAGTACTGAACCAGCTAGTATAAGGGGCTGTAGACGGTATAGCTATCCTATATCTAGGAAACATTATTCTTACTGTTCCAAAATATTCTAATGTCTCAAAGGTTCCTGGGATTCCTTTTGTTTCTTGAGTCCATTTTGTTGCTTGATTTTTAATTACTACAGTAAGTTTTTGTCCAGGATACAGTCCTGGGGCAAAATTAAAGTTACCTAAGTAACCCTGTTGCCCAAGACTACCACCACCTCCTAGATTATTATCATACCCTATCTTAACTCCGAAATTTAAGAAAAGCAAAGGCCTATTAAGTTCTGAAGTCAAAGGCATTGCTCCTGCTGTTGGATACGAGCTGGAAAATGTAGGTACCGCATTGATTAAATCCCATCCAAAATTATATGGTGCAACAGCAGAGCCATAATCATAAATCGGAGCATTATTTTGCGTACTATTTGTGTTATTATCTCTCTTATGTACCAATGTTCCTGCAATAGCAGTTTTATTTTCACTAGCTGAAAAGTATTCGTTATACTCATTAAAAGATCTTACACTTATTCCTAATGAATTATCCCACGCGCCAAATCCATACGATCCAACTGGGCTTGTTGGTCCTTCATTCCCCAGTCCTATTCTAATCATTCCTGCAGATACTCCTGATATTGTTTGAGTACCACCTAACCATTCATGCATACTTGCTCCTGGTGCCATATCTATTAAATTGGCATCTCCCGTTTTAACAAAAACAGAGGAACCGGTTGTCAATGCACCATCCACATTATTATATTGGTAAGTAGTAGCATTAGGAGGGACTGTATCGCTGCCTAATCCTGACTTTGACCAAGTACTGTGTCCAACAAACCTAGTATGTGGTAAAAGTGGTTTAGTAGGATCGCCATTTGTATAATAATTATAATCCATGACTATACTAGTATTAGCTAAGGCCGAAGATTGTTCATTCATTATTCTTATTTGACTATTTCCTCTAATATAAATATCACCACCTACATCTGGATTACCTGCTGGTGGAAGCTGCCTTAGATTTTCTATAAAAATATCTGCAGTGCCATCAATTTTACTTTGCTGTATTGTAATATTACCATCAGCTGATGTTGCTAATATTCCACCTGTAGCTGATCTTAATTGAATTTGTCCAGCAGGACTAGTTCCTTGTGTAGTATCTAATTTTAATTGCCCACCTGAATTTAATTGAATATTTTGATTTACAGATGATGTTAAATTAATTAAACCTGCCTGTAATTGTATAACACCAACTTGCGCGTTTTGTGCTAAGTTAACAGGAAAACCGCCACCTGTCTGGAGAACCGTTGTGTTTACCGTACCTGCTGTAGTTAATACAAATTTGTTTCCTGCAGCATTTGAACCACTACCTACATCAATAAGAAAGTCTGAATTTTCACCACCAAAAGCTGCTGTATTTTCAATTCCTGTTTGGAATGTAATTGCTTTACCTGCAGTATATTGTTGAGATCTTTTTGGAACATTAACCTCAAAGCCTATTACTTGATTAAGATTTAGTGCACCTGTTGCTTGTTTTGTTGCTGATAAGACTAGTCTATCATCATTACTAATTCCAATGCTACTTAATTGGCTTATATCCACTTGTTCAAATCTCTCAGGATTACCTACCGTATAACCGCCATGAAATATTATTCCTCTGGCCGTTGCATCTTTCTGATGAATCATTAATGATGCCGCTGGTGTATTCAACGTTGTGGCTATAGCATCAGGTATTATATAGGAAGAAGTTAAAGGTATACTGGGGTCAACAAACGGTGTATTAGAAACTGCACCACCAATCATAACCGAAGGTACTCCTTCATTTGAAAGATCTGCACCGTTACCAAATCCGATAGTTCCATTATACACAGCAGTCTGTTTAGATATTTGGATTGGTCCTCCAAAGTCTAATCCAAAACCACCACTCTGACCGTCAGGTCCAATAGGCCCCATTAGATCTATTGTTGTTATAGCCCATGTTAATCCAGTGTATTCCCATACTTGCCCATTAAATTGCAAATAATAATCGCCTTCGAGTGGTGTGCTTGTAGGTGGTGCAACATTAGGACTAAGACCTGGTGCAATTATAGAAACATCTTCATACCAAGTAGTTCCTTTTGGTCCTCTACCTCCGAGAGGTCCTACAGGACCGATAGGGCCAGCTGGCCCTGCGGGCCCTCCACCATTAAGTAACAATTGATCAAAATTAAAATTAGTTTTATCGACCAGTTGTGAAATAGTATCCGATGCTATTATTTCTTGTATAGTGATTGGCATTTCTTTTCTATTATTTTTTAACTATTGTGACGCTGAACCCATACGATTCAGAGAAACCTGTTCTTTTATTATATATTAGCTTTAAATCAAATGGGTTTGTATTTAAAGTTTTTGATGCTACATTATTGTTAATAGTTAAACCATTATTAATTTTTTCTGCATCAGTTAATTCAGCTGTGGTATAATTAGGTGGATTTTTAATTCTACTTGCTAAACTATAAAATTCTACTTTTTCTATTTTATAAAGCTTTAGAATATTTTCTCTTATATATTGTTCTACATCATCATCCAAAGTTTCCAAATCACCCCAACCGTATAAAGGATTAATGTATTTTTGAAATTGTTCTTTTATTGGTGTAAATAAGTATTCTATTAATCTTTTTTCATTTAATAAGAAAAATGTTTCTATTGGAGATGAAGGCTTTTTCTTAATAGCCTTAACTTGTTTTACTCCATTAGATTTAATAATTCTTTTATTTATCTTTACTGAAGGTTGATCAAGATACATAAAAGTACCATCTATTAAGCTTGGTTGTTTTATTGCGCCTTTAACAAAAGGGCTCGGTTTAAATGTTTCTAATTTTATAGTTTCAGGAACTTTAAGATATTTAGATCCAAAAAATGATTTACGCTCAAACATTGATCGTGTACCTATAATATTTTGTATCTGAGACTTGTCAATACTTTTTATAAAATATGAAGGTTCCCAGTTAGATGAAAATATATAAAAATCTTTATAATCAATACCTATTTCATTAATAAGAGGATATAAACTTGAAAATGCACTTTCACTAGATAACTCTAAAATAGTTGAAGGATCTTCTTCATTTACTTTATGATAAAAGAAATTTTGAATTTGCCCAAATTCTGGATCTGAACTGTTAAACTGTGAATTTTTAAATTTACATAATTCCATTACTTTTATTTTATATGCTGCATCTGGAATAAGTACACTACCAGTCCCACCCGTTACTTCTTCAAAATCTAAGTTTTGATAAGGGTCTCTAAATGATAGTAAAGGTAATGCATAAGGTTCATAATACCCCGCATGCCTAGCTATAGGAGTTATTCTCGGAGTCTTTTGTAAAGATAAGTCATATCCTACAACATCAGTTAAATTAAACGCTGTTGGTTTTACTGGGTCAGGTAATATACCTACATAAATAGATTTTAATATATCAGCCTGTGCTCTTAATTCAATACTAAATGTTTGTGCTAATGTACCATCAGTATTTCTAACCTGAGTACCATCTTCTGTTATTGTTTCATATACAATAGCAGGATTACCTTCATTAACTGAGTCAAAAATTTCACCAAAAGAAATATTATTTAATGAATTAGAAAATTGTTGATAACCACCGTTTTGGATTGTATAGGTAGCACTTCTTAATACTGCATCACCAGGTGATGATGAAGGTAGTGCCATAGGAAACCCATTCTGTGTAAACGTAGATGCTTTAAATGTATCAGAATCTAAAACATCTACAATTCCTGTAATTTGATATACATTAGTCCCAATTCCAAATTTAATATTTCCAAATGTACCATCTTCCAAAACTCTAATATCATTTACAAAGTTTGTAGGAATTCCATTTATATCAGGTTGCCCTTTTATTATATAAATTCCATTTGAGTCGATTGAAGATGAATTCAGCGAAAGAGCACCACTTATATTTAGAGATTTGTATAAATAACCGCTAGCAGAATTGTATTGTGGTGAACAATCTGAGTTTAAATCAAAATTACTATTTAAAGAATATAGGCTTGTCCTATCTATTATTGGTGCACCTGCGTTAAGACATTCTACATCATACTGAATAGACACTAACATTACTATAGTTTTCCATTTTTCATTTTTTATAAACTTAATTTCTAATTCAGGCTTGTCTGGTAGATTAGGAACTAACATTACAGAAAATCTATAATCATTAATTGAACCATCTTGTACATATGATAGTGAAGATGCATTAAAATTAGGTTTTTGTGACCCTATTGCTTTAGGTTTTGCTATAATTCTAACCCCTCTTAAAAATGTTTCAGAAAAATTGTTTTCATTTCCGCCAGCAAACCTACCGTATCTAAGCTGTCTATCAATTTCATTTATAGTACCACCTGCAGTGAATCTTTGTACAATAAAATAATCATTAAAATAATTAGTATTTATATCTTGAAAGGTACCAGGTACATAAACTTGACCAGTAACTGGGTTAGCATTAATACTATCAGTAGCCGCTTTATCAACATAACTCCAGGAGCTTTTAATTGCAGCATTGTTAGTTAAAAAATATTTTGGAAACTCAGATAAGTAATACCATTCATGAGTAAACCCACTAGATTCTTGAACTTTGTCCCATTTAGAAGGGGCGAAATTATTTATACCAAATGCTTCATTAACATCTAACCTATATGGATGATTTCTTACATCTTTACCATTATTAACCCAAGCCCATTTATTTATATAAGGTGCAATTCTAGACGCAGCTGCCTGCGAAGTTATAAAATTTTCTTCGAGCCTATTGTATTCACTCTTTATATACTCATCATTAGGATTCTGGTCTTCGGCATCATTTAATAAACCAATAAGATTATAAAAGCCACCATTATCATAAAAATTTCTAATATTTGGATTCTTACTTACACCAGTGTAATCAACAAACGGTGGTGTAGTACTATAAGGTTGGACCGCATTAGCAACAAGTTGGTTGTATTCTGCTAATTCAAAATTAAGTTCGCCTTCTTCGCTATATAAAGTACTATAAAAATCAAAATCAAAATCCTTAACCTCAAAAAATGAAAATCTACCAAACGAAGGTTTATAATCTGAATACAGAGCTACTTGGTTAGACCTAGTAACCATTATTTGATTATCGTTGCATGTAATTATTGCATACTTATCAATATCCGTATATCCAATTATTTGATCTAAGCCATCATAAATAGGTTCATCGGTATAAGGAACCCAATCACCTATTTCAGTATACCCACCAGTAGTCTGTACAAAATTACCTTTCACAAATCTTTCTTGGTCTCCTAATGTAACTTTAAGTAAACTATTCTTCGTGTCGTTGCCTCCTACAAAGTTTTTATCTGGTAGGGCTAATGATGTGGCAGGATATGTTTCCAATTGTTGAAATTGTTCTGGAAATGAAATATCCATCTTAAAATTTAACCGATTAAATCTAGTTCCACTAAACCTTGATTTTACATAAACTGTTGTATCATTATAGGATGCTACAAAAAATCTATCATTTTCATTTATTCCTTTATTAATAGCTGATGTTATCGATTGAGTAACTTCCTGTAATGTTCCGTTAGGATTAAAAAATCTTTCAAAAGATTTACCGGGAATAGTGGCCATTGTGCTATCTGCAAATATCTCTCCAGTAAAATTAACCCCATCATAAAATGATATCTTACTTCCTTCTTCAACATTATCTAATACTTTAATATACATTTGGGAAATCCCGGCTCTGTTTAGGATACTTGCATTTGCAAATGTATCCGGGTCTTTATATCCAGTAAATAAAGATATGTCTACTTTTGTATCAAATAATCTTATTTGATCCTTATTCCATGTAGATCCTTTTTTAATTGTGTGAAAGTCATCTTCTTTATCTTTAACATAAAAAATAGATTCTACTTCATCAACTCTTTGCGGTGTGGGCAAGCCTGTAATTGTTTCAGTTTTTAAAGGATCTAAATATAGTAATATGCCATTTTTATTTGTTAGCTCCAATGGTGTATTTAAAAATTGGGAAACTTCGGTTATGCTTGTTATTACAGGCTGTTGGGTTTTTTCTGTTGATGTTCCTTTATAAAATGCTTCTCCCGATATATCAAACTTTCCTTCTTCAATATCATTAACATACATACCAAAATATCTATTAATAGAATAATCATCAGCAGTAGGATCATCAAACAAAAATTCCATATTTAATAAGTTAGCTAAGATAATACCATTATTCTGAAAACCCTGTGTAAATAGATACTCATCTTGCATAATAGTAGAATCTTTAACCACCATATCTTTATACGCAAAGTTACCAGAACTTGTAAATCCACCACTCTTGTAAGATATACCATTCCATAAAATAGGTTCATCTTTTCTCCATGTCATATTAAGAGGAACTTCTGGAAAGTTTTCTTGGTTTCTATAATTTCTAATATAAGAACCTAGTACAGTTCCTTCTGTTAAATCAAAAGTTTTAATTGCAGTACAATTCTCTAAAACATTTTTATTAAAATCAACTGAAGTTTGTGCACTTGCAGTATTTTCATTTTGACTAGGAGCTCTAAAATTATTAACTGCTGCTGGGTTATCTAATCTAAAAACTACGAAATAGTTTGGAATTTGTTCATTTAACCATAACGGGGCAAGAGTACCTAAACTTTGCGGATAACTAGTAGATGCTACAGATCTAGTCCCTGCACAGTAAAACATTTCATATTGATTACCATACTTAGATAAAACTGAAGTATCTTCATATTCTTGAAATATTTCATATGCAGCCTCAATAGGAAATTTACCAAAATCAAAAAATCTAAAAACATCTTGATCATAGGTACTAGTACCATCAACTTTAAATGCTTTAAATTTTTGTGAAGATAGTCTTGTATTTGCACTAAAAGATTCTAGGTAAATATCTGTGCCATCAGACACAACCTTTACATTAGCAGTCAATTTAGGATTAGTTCTAACTAAACTGTATGATGCTTTATCGAATAAGTTTTCAGCCATTTATCTTTCACTTTTTTTATATATTCACTAAAAGACATGGTTAAATTTATAAGTTAGCTGTACCAATAAAAGTTTGAGTGCCACGACCACCGCCACCACCGCCACCACCGCCAGATACTGTGGTTTGTGTTATTGATGGTCTTAGTCCTGCAACAACCTTCTCTAAATCATTTAATCCTTTGGTTACTGTTGCTTTAGGGAATACATCTAAAGTCAACCTATCAGATCTATATTTTGCACTAACTTCAATATCAAATTGTATAACATCTGAATTATTAGGTAGTAAATCAAATCCTATTCTTTTTGCATAAGTAAGATTAACAGTAGATCCAGTTGAATCTCCACCAACATTACCTAAACCGCTACCTGAAACCGTACCAAAATAATCAGTCATTCTATATTGAAACACTAGAGGAATACTAATTGCATTTTGCTGTCCGAATTGCACAATTTCTCTAGATTGTATAGAATCTCCATCTACTTGGATATTTAAATGATTATCTGAAGATATAAATAAGTAAGACCCACAGCTCTGTTTTCCTAATGTATATTGATCAAAACCTTCAAATGAAGTTTTAGCATTCCTAGCATAACCACCAGTAATATAACCCGCAGCAGATACATCCCAAAGATTAGCTAAAGCAGGTGTTGTAATTGAAGGGCTAGCTTGTAAGTTTTGTCCACTATCAAACGGAACTGTTAATTGTGAAACACCACCAGACCCAGTTGCTAAATTATATAAATCAGTAACATTTTCATTTAAATAAATTGCTTGTTGCTTACCGTAAGGTTGATCTATCTTTAACGGTGAAAATTTTGATTGTCTAAATAATACACTACCTGTACCATTACCTCCTGCACTACAATCTAGCCCACCTGCTGGAACCGTTGCAGGTAAAGTATTAGTATCGCCAGTAAAAGATTCATAAGCTTCTCTGTATGCAGTATAATTTACTAAGTATGGATGGGCGATTGAAACTTGTACCACATCATCATTTACTGGATAAGATGTAGACGTTGTTGGTAAACCTGATGGTAAAAAACCACCACCCCAAATAAATTCAGTAGTAGGATTTCCTGAACCAGAGTTACTTGCTGCATTATAAAAGTTTTCTACAGTATCTAAATTAAAAGTATAATCTGATGCTGGGTTAACATAACTATAAAAATCACCTTCGGCTGATACATCAGAATATCTACTATAAATAAATTGATTTTTATTTTGTGTAGACTGGAATGGTGGTATTGAAACAGTTTGTTCATACTGGGTACTCGCAGTCACATCTGGGTTAGTTAAGATAATAGGAGTTAAATCATATTTTCTAACTGTGTTGTAATCTGTATCATCAGCTCTAAATGTTGCTCTATTATTAGACTGATTGGCTTGGCTATTATCTAACCATGAATATGTTGCCGGTAGAATAGTAGATCCATTTATAAGAGTACCTACGCCCGGAGCACCAGTAGCACTATAGTCAGCAGGATTTTCTGATTGTTTTACCATCCTACTTCTATTACCTGTAACTCTAGCTAATAATTGTAAAGCAGTTTGAGATTCATTTGCAATATTAATAAAATAAGTTTTGGAAACAACAGCTCCTCTTGGATCATCTAAGCTTTTAACTTCTTGTCCATAAAATCCTGCAAATATTTTAGTAGTAGCATTTCGTCTTAAATTAAATGTATTACCAGTATCATCAACTAATGTTGTTTTTAATTCACCTTGTGCAGAGCTTAATATTTCAGAAAATAAATCTAATTGATTTTGCATTTCTGTTAATTTTGTAAAAAGATCAATGGGTGTTTGATTTTCTGATAAAAATCCTGATGCAATTACAGGAGATGAGTGTGCAAAATAAGTTTCGTTTGCAGTAAAAGAACTGCTTAAATGGGTTGGTAATCCAATAGATTCTAAATTTTCATTTAATGCCACTAATGCCAAATCTTCTTGATTTTGGGCAAGTATTGATTCTATTGCACTATCAGAACTTAGATCAGCAGGAAATTCTACTCTTATTGCTGTGCTATATTCACTTTCTAGTGGATTGGATGGCCAACCTGCCTCAGATATAGATTTTACTTGTATTTCAACCTGTTCTCCTTTCCTAATAGGAATATCTAATTGATTTATATTTACCGAATCAGCATTATCATCATCTATTGGAGACCATTCATATAATCCTGTTATAGAATTTTTTGTTCTAGGTCTTAATACACTATCTACTATTACATAATTAGAAAATGCACCTTGGCTAGTACCACTCCCATCAGTATATGTAAATTGATTAACTGGATTAGCGGCACCGTCAGACGAAAGATATCTATAACGGTATTTAAATTTTATAATATCCTGTACCCCAGTTGCAGGTGTAGATTTTTCTTCAGGCATTGACCAAAAACCTCTTACTCTATACTTAGGTGTTATACTACTTACTGAATTATCTGAAGCAAAAGAATTAATTTCAGTTACAACAGATGCATATAGTTTTGCCGATGCAGCTCTTTCAGTAATTAACCCTTGTAATGCGTTTCTATCTGCATCTCGCTCTACTTCAGTTGTATAATTAGTTGTCTGTATTTTAGTTCTGCTCTGTCCAATTGCTACATCTAATTCTGATAGTGTAGATTGAATAGTATTTTTTTGATTATTTAAATCTTTAAGTTGAACAATAGCATCTGAATTACTTACTTGGCCATTAATTAAAGATACAGTAAAATCATCTGGTGATAATACTGGAGCATTTGGTGTAACACCTTCTCTACTCGTTGGCATCTTATCTTGTGCAAATGATAATAGATACCTTCCAAAATCAACTGCATTTTGTTGATAATAATCAGCTAGGGTTTGCGCTTCTCCAGCAGAATTAATAGTTGACAAAGAATTTGTGTAAAATCCACTACCAGGAGACCAATTAACTGCTGGTATTTTAGAATCTGGATCTATTGGTTTAATAAATGTTATACATCTTTCATTAAATCCTACAGTGACGTCAACCTCTAATGTATCACTTAAAGAAGATCCTATTTTTAAAACATCAGCACCAATACTTATAGTTCTTTGGCCTTCTTGTAATCTTACAGTAACTGAATTAGTACTAGAATCAATTTGAGTAACAGTATATCTTGTATCAATAGGTGTAGATACTACTTCTAAACTATCACCTACCTTTAGTTGAACAGTATCTGCAAAATCCGCCTCAGAATCAGTATAAAATATTTTATTAAGTTTGTATAGTTTTTGAACAGTTGTTTGTTCTACACCGTTAACTGTTTCAGTAACGCTTTCCTCTCCTATTCTTATAACACTAAACTTACCAGAATATCTCTTATCTCTTGGTGGTAAATCAACAACAGCTTCATCTAATACATAAGAAATATTTTTCTCTACTATTTCTTGTAAAAAAGTATTATAATCTATATTAGCATTTCCATTATATTGATTTTCAAAGAAATTAATTTTACTTTGACTATTAGTATCTAAAATATATCTCTGTACAATGGCGCGCTCAGTATCAATAGGAGCTTGGCCTGTAATATCAAATGCTACATATAATAAAGGATTAATTAATTCTTCAAAAAACCAATTAGGCTTAACATCGAACTCATTAATAGAATTTAATGATGTCAAGTCTTGTGCTTCAGTTGGTAATTTTGCTAAAACTAATTTCCTAAAGGTTCCATCAGCTAATCTTATTGAACTATTTCCATCATTAAAATTAGTAATTGTATTAATATTGGTATTTAACCTATCAACAGAATTTTTTAGAAATCCAAAACTAGGAATAGTAATCCTAGAGTTAGTACCATCATTATTCTGTATATTAACAGTTACTGAATCTCGGCTTGATGTAATTGCTTGATTAACTTTCTCAAAGCCCTCCAAAGAGTTATTAAAAAGTCTAAGTAACTCCGGTAGCAAAGTTTGTATTGAATTATTTTCAGCCATTATCTATTTTTACTTTTTATATTTATTTGATACAATCATATACAAATGTTAATACACCTCTCTCTGTACAAATTAAATCAATAATAGGTAAAGAGCTTATTTGTGAATTAGGTATTGTCGCTGCTAATTTACCAAACGATCCATTATTAAGTCTGCTTGGTGCATCAGTGTATATTTTTATATCTCTTGATCCTAAAAGCGGAACATTATTAAATGTTAATCTAATAGTTTGTCCTGTTCTCCATTGAACAGCGGTATCATCAATATAAATAGAAAGATCGCCATTTGCTTGATTAATCGTATCTAATCTTAGCATATTAGTATATGTTCCTAGTGTTGTAAATACCTCTGGGTTAACAACATTAAGATTCAGTGGAGCTGCTGTTGTAATTTGAACATCGCTGCTATCAAAAGGAACCATAAAGTTATATGCTTGGACATTATTTGATATTTGAATTTGGTTAGGAGTATTAGTATTTACTGCTATACCTTCACCTTGTCTAACCACATCAGTATTATATTGTAAAGTTTGGGAAACGTCTCCATTAGCTAATGCCTGAATTTCATCGGAATTTTTAGCAATTAAATCTAATAAGGTAGTACTACTTGCAAATGCCAATGATGCATTATCAATTTGTATTTGTAAATTATTAATTTGTGATTGTAAAAAAGCAGATGTACTAACTGAATTTAATGTATTTTCAACTGCATTTAATCTAGTCTGTATATCAGTTAATTCTACTTGTTGTGTTTGGAAAATTTGAGCAGACGCTTGAAGTTGAGCAGATGCATCTGAAAATAGCCCCATTGAAAAAGTATTGTAATCATTTACAATTGTATCAATACCTGCACTACCAGGAGAAGCATCAAATCTTAAATTTATTTTAAATCCATAGCTATTACCATTTTGCCCAGTTACTAAATTAGGTTTATATTTTGGGTATCTTTGAATATATCCACCGTCGGTAGTTGGTGTCACATTATCTAATAATAAAATACCGTATAAATTAGTTTTTGTTTTAGATGAATCACTTAAGTCCACCATATCATAATAAACAGCTACTGCATTAAATTCAAAAGATTCAGCTAAATCAGTCCCATTAAATTGTGGTATTGTACTTATCGTAGCATCCTTTACAATTTGCTCATAATCATTAGGATTAAAATCTACACTAATTCCATCTAACTCACTCCTTACATATGCTGAACCAGAAAACCCTGACGGGTTATTATAATCAGCTGGATATTTTCTAATATTTGCATTAAGAACGCTAGTAAATGTATTAGGTTCTGTAAAATATGAATCAACCGTATTTGGTGGTGTAGCCTCGTCCATCCAATTAGCATCTGGGTCCGTATAACCTGCAGGCCCTGCACCTTGTAATGGTTGATCATAATCATACCAAGCTAAAATATCTAAACCTTGTGGGTGGACTGTTGCTGTATTTCTACCCATTATATACTCGCTTGTACCTTGTATTTTTAATGATGGTTGATAGTTATTATCAGATACTGAATCAAAGAGGATTGTAGGTGTTCTACCCACTTCTGTCGGTACATTAATATATAATTCTGTATAAGCTTCTCCGGCTTTATCTACATTATTTACAATATCAATTTCACCAATATATCTAACAACCCTTCTATACTGTCTAGTTCCAGACGTTACCTCATCCTCCTCGACAAATCTCGGTGTAGTAATACCGTTGGCTTTTTCTAGTGGTGTGGCTTCTCTAAACCTCATTGCACCAGTTTCTTTTAACCATTTAAAAAATACTCTCTCAGTAACAGTTAAATTTGTAGTATTATCATATGATGAGTCGCTAATAATGAGTTCTTCTAAATTCAGCGCGTAATTTTGAAGACTCTCAGTAAAGTTAACATTAGGATCACCTTTTAATCCACCGCTCCAAATTGCACCATCTATAGTATCAAACTGCATATAGTTTTGGTATTGGCTAAATGTTGTTGGATCTAATCTATCCATATCTGGAAGATTAAGAAGCACAAACTTAGAAAAGACTAATTTAAGCTCGTCATTATTAAGAGTTCTAGATAAGTCTTTAGCAGAAGAAGAGAACGTATAAAACGATCCCCCATCTGCTTGTGGAGTTCTGATTAAGGGCGTTGTTGCCATGTATAGTTTCTTTCTTTAATTATTATGATAATGTATACCCTTCTCCACCGACTATAAACCAGACTGGAATGCCTGATCCATTATCAATAGCTAAAAGATGTACACTTTCGCCTACCTCATCTAAAGTAATAGTATTAGTTGCACCAGTAGTTACTATATAGTTTAAACCTGTTGGTGAAGCTATATTAACAGTACCACTACCTTCAGTGCAAATAAAGAATATTTCTTGTCCTATACTTCCTTGGTATAATGATAATGATAAAGGGTTTGTAATATCAGTATTTCCACACCTATTCATTGTGAAAGGTGGTATTGCTGTACTAGTTCCAACATTAATCGCCATACCTGCACCTGCTGTAGTATCATTAAGAGGTGTTGGGTTTGTATCATTTCTAAATACACCACCACCTGACATATTTAAATTACCTGTCATCTTAACATTCGTTAGAATATCAAAAGTACTAGCATTAATGTCAAGTAGTATAGTACTTAAACCAACTCTTAATGCTTCAGATGAAAGATTATTTAGATTAGTAAGTGTACCTGCAGCAGGGGCAAAATATACCTCCATTGCATTAATCTCACTAGCAAGAACATTAAAGTTATCATTAATAACTAACCTTGATCCGGATAAGGAATCGGTTCCTAAAATTTCTGTTACGCTGATTGCCATTTTGTTTTATTTGTTTTAAATTTGTTGAGATCTTTCAATCTCTTTTATATTTAAGATATTTCTATCTTTTTTATATTTATTCCCATTCGTATCTGTAAGTTCTAATGAAATCATATACTTTCCTGGGTCTTTAAAAAGATATGTTAGATACTTGCTTTCAAAATATATATCAGCCACTGATGAGTTAGTAGTATTAGATATGATCCACTTAGGAGCATCTTTGCCAACTATTCTACATTTATCATAGACAAACATAGCCCATGTCATCGGTGGTAATACTTTACCATCATTAATAAATTTAGCAGTTCCCCAAGTAGGATTGCTAGTTATACTTTGGCTAGATCGGTAAATTATACTTAAACAATCTACGTTCCCGCCCGATGGGTCTATTTCAAAAGGTACATAACCTGATAAGTTACTTGGTAATGCAAATATTGAATCTAATACAGTAGTATCAGGTTTTACTAATAATTTACTTATAAAATTAGTATATAGTGCATGGCCTAATGGGTTGTTAGTTGCAACATCAGAAGGATTATTTGCAGTCCATTCAGGTGATAGTGTCCCACCACTTATATACGTGGTAATAAGATTCCATTCAGCATATATTAATAAGTATAAATATTCTCTCATTAATAAAGCTCTAAATTCACCTAATGTTTGGCCAGGCTGTTGTGAATATCCTGATGTATCAAACACACCATTATTAATTGCTTCAGACATTGCAGCATATGTTGGGCCAGATGGTGATGTTTGATTAAATACATTTGGATATGCACCAGGTAAACCAAATGTTGTTATAGTATGGAGTAAATGTTCTAATACCTCTGTAATTTGTGCCTGTGGAGTAAGACTGTCATCTTGCCAAATAAAATCAACATTTGCATTATCATCACTAGTTTGGTCCCATCCTGGTAAAGTATCTAAAGCAGGAGTATACGAACCCATACCAATAAATCCAATCTTCTGAATAGTTTTTAATGATTGCATTGATTGTAATACGGCGGCTTGCTTATCATATATTATTCCAGTGGCACTTGGGTCTAATATCATTTCAATACATCTTGCAACTTTTTCTACAAAATTAGATTTAACAGCTGGTGCTCCACTTATTGCACCAACCGAAACTAGTGTCATTCCATTTATTGGTAATGCTTTTTCAAACGGTGGGTAAAGATTAGTTAGTTCTATTGGCCCCCCAAAATAATCAGTACTATTACCAGTACCTGTTGCGCAAATTCTAATTCCATTTACATCTACTATATCTACTGATTGAAAATCTCCATGCTTTCCAAAATATCTAGATACTGCCTGTACAAACATTTCACTATTAGCAGAATTTAATACTAAGTTATAAACGTATTTATTAATAATAGGATTAGTGCTAACATTAAGCTGACTAACAGCATCTCCTAATGTAACGGTTGCAGCATCAAAGAAATGAGTTCCTGTAACACCGTCTTTATCAACAATCTTTAAATATGTATTAGGTTTTATTTCACTGAACTGAAAAAATGCAGGCGTATCCCCAGATGTAGATGTCATATCCCACCATAAGTGGTATGCATTATTCCATGTGCATGATCTGTCATTTAAATTTTTCCATTGATAAGGGCCGCTAAAGCTAGCTTTACCATTATCCTGGTAATTTAATAATTGAAAATCTGTAGGTGTTCCAATTCCAAATGTAGCTAATATTGCATTAATTCTATCAAGTGATTCATATAAACTAGGAGTCTCCTCTTCCCATGTTATAGAAGGTGTTATAGGCAAATCCCAAAGAGACCCATAATCTTTCCAAGTATATTTAGCTTCACTACTCCATGTATATTTTAATTTTCTTGATTGATACCAGCCAGAATATTCGACCTCTCTTCCTTCAACACAAATAGCATCATGCTTTACTGATGATGAAATATTATTATATAAATCAAATAATTTCATTTCAACATTATAAACACCAACATAAGGTAATGTCATAGGTAAAGTACCATACTGACCTACCGATCCTCTTATCTGAAAATAATAAGCAGGTGAAATATCAGATGCATCTTTATAAACAGTCCATTCTATTTCTGTAAAGTTGCCAGATTCTAAACCATCCCACGTAAATAATGTTTCACCAGGTAATTGTATAGTTGTAAACTGTCCTCCGCTCGCAGGGTTAGCCAATGTAAAACTTGTTCTAAATCTATTAACATCATTACCATAACCTCTAATACAAGGTCCTATGTCATTAGTAACCTGTGACCAATCAAACCATAACCAAGGATCTACTTGTGCAGTCTTAAATGCAGCCACCTGATTAAATATTGAAGTTGTAATTGTTTGTATAGTATCTCCTGCAATAACTGTATGTGTTGCAGACGTACCTGAAGCAGGATCACTTAAAGTATAAACATCACCAACATTTGCTCCTTGAATATTAAAATCAAAAGTAAAGAAATCATTAGCATTTGTTAATTGATCCCATGTACTATCAATATTATTCCATGTTAAATTATTAAAACTATCATTGGTTAGCGTAATTAAAGCTCCGCTCGGTACATTAGGTTGGTCTGGTAAATATTCAGATGAATAACCATCTTTATAATCTAACCCAGCCACTTTATTTAAATTAGGAGCGTATCTAGCAAAGTATGCAGCATATACACCAGCAACATCTTTTATTTGAACTGCTTGGCCAGTTTGTAATGCACCAAGCACGCTGTTTGGGTCAGGACCAATAGGAGGAGGAGGTAAAATTTGGCCAGGTACATAATTCATTATCATATTTTGTCCAACAGCAGCCCCACCACCTGCACCAGATAAAGGCGCAACAAATGCATTACAATAATTAACTATTGCTTGTCCAACCACAGCAGCTTCATCTAAGCAAAAGGAATCAAATCTTCTTAAGTCTTCTAAATAAGTACATGTCGCTGGTGCAATTTTAAAATCAGTATTAATACCAGCTTTAATGGTGTTTGTATCATTCCTGCTTATTGTATTTGTAACCTCTAATAAACCAAAATAATCAGCCTCAGCCGTAATACCTTGTATATGCGCATTAAGTGGAAGATACTCGTTTTCTAGTTTTCTTTTTAAACCAAATAGCTTAATTAAAATTTCTTCAATAGTAAAATCTTGTAATTCTTCAGTTATTGGTAAATCTTCTTCTGTAAATCTATCAGGAACAATTCTGTTAATTCTATAGATGAGCTCAAACATACTTGTCTTCCTAAAGTTTTTATTAGGTAAAGTAATTTTCTTGTCATCAAATTGTGCAGTAGGAGAAAACAAATCTACTGCATTGCTTTGGATAAGCTTTCCAAATTGTGGAGAATTTGCATTTACATTTTTCCAGAATTCTCTAAGTTTTAAATTATCATATCCAAAAAATTTAATAGCATTAATTAAACCTTTATAAGATCCTATGAATGGGTATATATTACTACCCTCCATCATAATTTCTTTACGCTTAAGATTAATCTCTACAAAATCAGGCAATGCTTCTTTTAGATTTGTATCTCTAAAAATTGTACTATCAGATGCAATAACATTATAACCCATATTTTGAGTCATAGTTCTTAATCTCTCGTCTTCATCAATACTTTCAGCGTAAACTGTAAATTCACCTATGATAGTATTTGTACATTCATCTGTTATAATTAAAGTTCTTCTGTATGTATTTTCATCTGGTGAAGAAAATGCTATATCTACTTGAAGAGCCTCAGATTTAATTTGATCAGTTATAATAAAACCTTCAGTATCTATAGTCTGATTATTATCATATTGTAAAGGTACATTTAATTTATCTACCTTTATAAGTGGAGGTCCATCAGGTTCCTGTACTAACGCAGACTGTGTACCAGTATTAAATTCTTTATTAAATTGAAAAAGAAATATTTCATTAGGTTGAGTTGTTTCCCAACTTATATCCCAGTCACAATTATCCCCAGTAGCAATCTGTTCATACCCATGTGGATAACCAAACATAAATGTACCACTAGCGCTATCAATCATTTTTTGTAAAATGAATAGCTGACCTACTTCAAATAAATCAATAGAAACCTGTGGCAAGAAAATATCACCAGTCCACTTATCAGTTGAACTGTCATATGCCATATTGTAATTCTTCCCATGCTTATCAAAGAAGTATAAATGTTGCCAATTTTTGGTCACTGTGCTTTTAATTTATTTTTTGATACCATTTAGGAACTGCAAAATTAAAATAAATTCTTAGGTATTTAACTCTATTAATGTATAAAACCATTATAGGATTTAAGTAATCTTTTAGAAATGTTTTTAAATGTATATTTCTAAACATATACTTAGACATACTGTTTTGTAATAATACTTTAGAATAATCAAATCCTGTATTTTTTAATTCCCAACCTTCTTCATATGTAGCTCTATATAAACTAGGGAATCCTGTTCTATTATTTTTTACTGTTGCCATTTTATTTTCCTTTTAATGCTTTTAGTGTTGGGTTATTTTGTAACCTTCCAGTGTTTAATCCTGCTGAGTTTGCACCAGTAGCAATTGTAGTTCCTCTGTTTCTTTTAGTGTTATTATATTTTTCTTGTTGTATTTTATTATAAAGATTATTTGCAATTGCTTCTTTATAGAATACATTAAGGGAACTTATTTTATTAGCTTCAGGTATAGGCTCATAGTAAGTACCACTTCTATCTTTCCAACCACCTCTTATAATTGCTATATCATTATTTTCAATAATCACATCCCCAAAACTGTCTAATCCTAATTGCGGATCTTCGCCTTTCTTTAATACAATTTTTTTATTCTCAATTAGAACTCTTTGGTCAGTCACAGGATCTGTTCCATACACAGGTATAAAGTAAAAACCATCTCTTATTGCCTGCTCATTAACTTCTGATATAAAAAATACGTTTACAGAATCAATACCTTCAACGTTTTCAATTATTGAAATAATATCTGATCTAGGTATTCTATCTCTCCTATTTACATTTAAGAAGTATTCATCTAAATTTTTTCGTATTTCAATTCTTATAGAATCTTTATCATAATTATCAAACCATCTTATTACTATATTAAGAGCATACCTTTTAATAGTCGGATCCACTATTCGAGTTTCAGCAGTAACTACTTGCCTTCCACTTTTATTTAATATTTCATAAGTCATTTCTTTCTCTTGTGTACTCATTGTAAATTCTACCTCAGGTACACTAAAATAATCTAAATCACTTGTTAATTTTTTCTTAATGTCTGGAATTAGGAAAAGGTAAATAATATTATCATCATCTAAATATTCATCATTCTTTGTATTGTAAGCATCTATAAAAGACCAGAAATCATACTTACTTAAATAGTAAATATAATTATTAGGATTAGCTAACACAAATGAATTACTTGCATACGGTGCAATTAATCTAGTAAACTGAGGGTCTTCTGAATCAGAACCAAACATAGGATTTCTTGTAATATTCATTGCAAGTATTTCATTTAAATCTACCTGCTCACCTGATGAATCTGTTCCAGGGTCTATAAATTTTATATCTAATTGCTTTCCTCCAATATTACCTGCCGAACCTCTAGTTTTAATATAAGTAACTTTTATTCTGGAACCTAGTGGTGGTGGATATCCAAATTGATTATTTCCAAAAAATACACTTAATCCTCCATTAACGCTTGATTTAACCATTGCAGCCTTATCTCCATTATTCATATCATATATAGAATCTTCTAATTTCCATAATTCACCATCTACAAAAACCTCTACTAAATATTCATCGGTTGGTTCTTTTGTGCTTAGATTATAACTTTGTAATGGGTTGCCGCTTCCTGTAAAGGATTGATCCTCTTTTTCCCCTTGTATAACTTCAACATTAACAAAAGACTTATTAGTTTTATCTAATCTAATAAAGTCACTATTAAATCTTAAAAAATATTGTAATCCGTTTTGTCCAATTTGAAAAGGTAAACCGTTCATAATTTGTACGTAATCACCATTAAGAAGAGTAGCAGCACTTGTATTTAATCTTAATCCGATAATACCTCTTGCTGATATACCTCTTGTTGGGTCATGGCCAGTTAACCTAGATAAGCCATAGATAGATTCAATGTTTCTTGCCCTAGATATATTCATTTCTGTAGCAACGGCTTCTATATAAAAGAATATCATTTCACCTAAGTTAGAAACAACAGTTAGTATTTGTCCAAACGGTGAAGCCGGCGTAAACACCTCAACTGATTGATCATATGTACGCTGGAGATAATCAAATGAATCTTGAAATAACTCCGTGGCTTTTAATCTTGTTTTACTAAAAAATGACATTTACATTATTATTTTAAAAAAGAGCACCTAATACTCTCTGTTCATTTACAAATATATCAACAAGACAGCCATCCCTCTCTAATGTAGAAAAGAATGAAACTTTAGTATCTATATCAAACCCAGCCATTTGTGGTAAACAGTATGCAGTGATTTGACTATTGATATTATTTTGTATAGTGTTTTCATTTAATACTAATGAAAAAATTAATTCATCTAAATTTGCACCTATACCAGGTACTCCTAATACATCTCCTTTATTAGTAAACAGGCAGTTTTCTATTTTAAGAATTAATTGAGATAACGTATCACTAACCTCTAAAGTTTGCTCATTATACTTTGGGGCTAATGCATCTCTACTATAAATGTCTCTAATCATTGAAGAACACTAATTTTTTATTATATATTCTCTTTTTATTTAATAGCTTTCAGATTATAATTATCCTGTGAAAAAGTAATCAACACCTTCATCACCTTTAATTTCTTCTACAACTCTGTCAACTTCTTCTCTACCTTCAGATGAAATCATATCATAATTAATTGTAATATTACCTGGAAGATTAAAAGAAAAAGTTCCTAAGATTCTAGAGAGTTGAATTTTAGCCATTCCTATAACATATCTTTGGAATGCTTCATCTTCAAATAAAGCACAATCAGGAATTGTAGAAAATATTTCAAATATAACTGCATTCTTAGGTAATTCTCCTTGAAATCTAAACTTTTTTGTAAGCCTATTATAAGTATATGATATTTGTGGTAATAAAACTTGTCTTGCATTATCCATAAATAATGAGTTAACAACATAGTACATTAAATTTTCACTTCCAATACCAGCACCATAAACATCATCATAAATAAATTTATCAATTGAAAAATCTACATCGTCTGCATTAAAGCTCATACTACCAAATCCACCATCTTCTCCGCTAAATCCACCAATCTCAAATACATCATTCACAGAATATACTCTAGATGGCATTTGTACTATACCTCTTGGGTTAGCCAACTGATTTTTATTTGTTATAGTTTCATTATCTACACCAGTAGCATGTGGTACTCCTTGTTTAAAATCTGGTTTTCTTAATGCCCCTGCTGGCAATGCAATATACATTTGCTCTACACTATCCTCGTATATTTTATAAAAATAATTCTTTGCCCTATTTATAATATTAGCCAATTCTTTTTTTGGAACTGTAAATGGAATTTGGCAAGCAATAGTTAAGTCATCGTTAATTATTTTAATTAATTCATCTAAACACGCAGCTTCTTCTGGATCATTACAATAAGTATTCTTGTTAGCCATACTTTTTTATATTTTTTCTATTTCAATTATTTCAGCATTTTCAAATCTAGCCATTTTAGTAGCCCTACCTTTTCTAAATATTCCACCGTCCATTTCTCCACTGAATACGCCCTTAGTACCAAAGACATAAGAATCTTTAACCATGACATTTTTGCTAACATAAGAATCTTCTATCTTACAATCAGCAGCATCAGTTGCACCAAATAAGTTACTTTCAAATAAAGATGAATTTACTAGTTCTGAACTAAAGATATCACAATTTAAAATATTACCTTGAATTTTACAGTCTACAATATCAATGCCTCTTATCTCAAAGCATTGCATTAATTCAGCATTCTTTAATTGGATTCTTCCAGTATCAGCATCATAATTAATTAATCCCTCCTTTAATCCTGCTAAAGTTAAAAGTTTAAAAACTTCTTCCCTCATCTTAGGATAAAATGTTTCTACAATTTGGTCATATGTTTGTAGATCAACCATTAATTTAACCTTAGGAAATTTTTTCTTAAATGCTTGGTAGTCTTTATAAGATTCAACTATACCACTATGTTTTTCTAAAACAGCATCTAATTTTTTTATATCTTCTTTAGTATATTTAGGATACATTAAAGATTCATATAATGATATAACAAAATGTTCTGTTAAATTCATTATAGTATTATACTTCTTTTCATAATCCTTTCCACCTAAATACCTAAACTCTATATAGTTCTTAGGTAATTTAGAAAAGTTTACCCCATAATACTTTTCAGACACAAACATATAATTTCTCCAAGAAATTTTTTCTGGTGAAGGTTGTGTCATTCCACTCAAAGGGACCACAAATTTTATTGATTTTGCGTAAACTGAATTTTTTCTATTAGGGAATGCTTCATAAATTTTATCTTCATTAAAGTTCAAAACAAATTTACCAATATCCAAACTAGATACATTAGTAGGGGTTCCTAATTTCTTTCCATCAAAAGCTACATTAACATGAATGCTACATCGCTCATTAGTGGATCCATTTTCACGAATCCACTTTAGAGTTTTTGCAATAATAAGTTTTGATTCAACGAACGGCATTGGCCCAGTGACCAATTCAATCATGCCAGTTCCACCTGAATTATCAGGTTCTAATTTAAATACTTCATCACTAGGAGTAAATTCGCTATGAGCTTTTTCTTCTATTTGTATTCTTTTATTTAAAGTATTAGAAAGGCTTCTTTTAACCTCATCTAATCCTTCATTTGCAAAGAATTCAAATTCTAATCCAATCTTTGATGCATATATAGCATTCAGCTGTTCGTTAGTGTACATGTAGTTCCTGATTTGTTTATATATTCAAACCAGGAATAGGTTATGCTATGTTCATTGTAATCTTACGATCACTAACATTTACACTACCAATTTTTACATTTACAGAATCACCTTTAGATAAATCAGCACCTTTTAATTTAGATTTATGTATTAATCCACTAATTCCTTTTTCTAATTCAACAAAGGCACCGTATGAAGTCATCTTAGTTACTTTACCTTCAGTAATCATCATAGGCTTATATTTATCGTCTACGCCATCCCATAAATCAATTTTAGGACCAAGCTGACTCAATATAATTTTTCTATCTGATATAACTTCTTTAGCCCAAAAAGTTATTTCATCACCTGGCTTAATACTCCTGTCGTCTAATGATTTTTGTAATTCTTCGGTCAATTCAGCTTTAGGAATTAAACCAGTTAAGCATTCATCAAATTCTGCAAACACCCCAAATTTTGTAGTTCCAGTTACAAACCCAGTTCTTGGTTCTTTAATAGTTTCATTTAATTTTTCTACTGTTGTTGGAATCATTGTTCTTAAATATTCTCTGTGAGATACTACAACAGTATCTTTTTCTCTTGAGAATGTTATTGGCATAACAACTATTTCTTTTCCAACGATAGCTTCAAAATTATGTAATTTATTTAAACCTGCTAATGAACCTGGCATAAAGCATTTAATACCTGCTACATCTACCCAATAACCACCATGAATTAATTCTTTAACTTTAGCAGTAAATCCTATTGTAGAATTACCAATGGATTCTTTAATTTCTTTTAACTTAACTTCTCTTATTGCATCAGAAATAGAAGCAATAACATCTCCAGTTTTTTGATTAGTTTTAATCTTAACATCGATCTCCATACCAACTTCTAATTGTTCTACGATATAATCAGGTTCTTTTGTTAGAGTACAATATGCAGTATATTTAGATTGAATATCAATAAGGGCTCTTTCTTTATCTTTAGATATAAAGGTAACCTCCCCTCTTGTGGTATAAGCCACATTGTCTTCTATCAGTTGTGTTTTTTGTAAAGTAGGATCTGAAACTCCATACATCGAGAGTACATCTGCTGCATAAGCTTCATTACACATTAATTTTGTTCCCTCAGGAACTTGAACTTTTACTGTCTTTGTATCAAATGGATCATCACTTAATTGAATTGTGATTTCTTGTTCGGTCATTTTTTATTTTTTACGAGGTTATTATAGATTATATATTTGTACATCTAGTATTAGTTATACATATGAGTTAGTAGATTGTTTCATTAGGTAATTGCACCTGCACCTGCACCTGTACCAGTTCCAGGACCACCTGTGGTTGCTACAACAGTTGTAACAGCAGTAGTTACCAATCCTGATTTTATATAAGCATCTATAGCCGGCGCTGCAATTTCAGCAAATGCCTTACCGCCTGCATTCTTTATATCAGTATTAGATACCGTTGCTTTTGCATCTTTAATATTTTCTTTTGCCTTATTTTCCATTGCAGTTTCACCCGCAATAAATGCAGCTTTCAGAGCTTGTGTTAAAATACTTGGTACTAATGGCATAATTTAAAATTTTATAATTTATATATTTAAAGAGTTTTGACTTGCTTTTGGCTCAATTCAGCAGGCGTCATTGGTTTCATAGGCGGACTTGTTGGCGAACCTCTATCTCCAATATGAGTATGACTATTAAATAAAGACAAAAATTTATTTCCTAATACTAATGGCTCACTTGCGCCTTGGCCTAATTCAATGGATGATGAATGATTAATAATAGTATTTTTACAATTAATTATTGCATCTTCGCAATTAATCTCAGTATTTGCTCCACTGTTAATTGTAACTTGAGCAGAATGAGTAAATGTTAAATTACCATCATTAAGCATTACAATAGTATCACCGTTAGCATTTATTATTTCAACAGAATTATCAGGTTTTATATTCACTGTAGTTGGACCTTCGGTTGTAGTATAGTCCATCATTAACCCCTTTTCTTCTGTAAAGAAAACTTTAATATGTTCACCTTCTCTTTCATTAGTTACTTCAGATACACCATCTTGCAATTCTCCAGTTAAACCAAATGCAGTATCATAAATTAATACATGAGAATTTTGGTATGAAGGTTCTACCTCAGCTTTAGTTTCATCTGAAGGGTAAATGTTTTCATGATAAACAGGTTGATAAAAATTTCCGTTATCAAAAGTAAGTCTTACAATAGAACCTAATTTAGGAATTTCAAATTTACCACTTCCTGTATTACTTCCACCATACATTAACTGATGCGGTCTTGACCATGGGAGAGCAGCGGTTGGAATCTTATATGCACTTTCTGGATCTCCAGGATCTACACGATCATCCATTTTACCATATACTCTAATCTTACATCGGCCTTCAAATATATCATCATTAGTATCTTCGACAATTCCTACCCATTGTGTAGATCTTAAATCATCTGAATTAAAATTTATTGGATTTACTTTTCCCATTAATCAAATATATTTTCTTTTGTTATAGTAGAATTAGGCGGTGGCCCAGATGGACCAAAAACATTAGTAGAATCTAGCCCGTCATTAACAGGAGTAGCCGGGTCATAAACTTGGGAGGCAGCAAATGGGGCAGCATCTGGTGCAACCCCTAGCGGATTATCACCTATGTTTGTAATTGCTGTATCATTTCCAAATGTATCTAATTCACCGTCTGTGCCTGGTATAATTGCGCCGGCAGCTGCATTTGCTAATGCTTGTGGATTGGATATAGCACCAAGTATTTGATTTCTTAATCCAAATACATTTCCTAATGTTAAACCTTGTATGGCACTAGATGCAAATCTTCCTGCTAAATTAACCGCCCCATTTACTTGGTTCATTAATTGGTCTTTACCAAATTGTTTTAATTTTCCTGCAAAGCTAGGATCAGTATTCCCTTGTGTTTTACCTGCATCTAATTTATCATTATAACCAGAATATTGCGATGTATCTTCCATGTTCCCATACGACCATTTTATTTCTGTGGATGCTATATTACCTCCGGTGTTAGTGACACCTTCAAATACTTTACCACTTGCAGCAGGATCCCACATACATTCCATAAATCTCATTCCTACTTGTGAAGTATTTTCATTTACAAATTCCTTAGTATCAGCTGTTGCATCACTAGGATTTAGTGCACCTAACCAATTTCTTACAGTTTTAAATTTTCTTATTTCCTGTACATAAACATAGACATCAAATTTTAATAAATTTTTAGGAACGACATATCTTTTATAACGATTATCATAAATAGCCATTTTATATAAATTAAATAGAGCAGTAATTTTTAAATCAATTGCCTCAAGGCAGCCTATAGTTATACCTTCTTCTCCAGTTGTACCTGTATAAGGATCTATGGAGAATGAAGAATTCTTTTCCCATGCTTCTTTTATGCCTGCAATTGTTTGAAAATAATATGGTCTTGTTTGATTAACTTCCTGAATACCTTGAATAAATGCTTTTAAATATTCAGCTCTATTTGCTTCTCCTATTTTATTTAAGTATGCTACTGCTGATGGTGTTGAAGGATAATTATTATTTGAATCAGATGGTGTACTAATAAGTCCACCTTGTGTAGATACCTGACCATCTCCAGGTGCAGGTGTTAGAGCAGCAGGAGGAATTCCATTTGAGCCAACCGTGGCACCATTAAATAATGGCGATGTAATATCAAACATTAAACTAAAACCAAGATACGTAGGATCATCTAATGAGGTTACAGCATTAGATCCAGATCCGTTAGCTGTCTTTGCATTATTTACAAACCTTTTTGCAAATTCGTAACTAGATGGAAATGAACTTCCACCTAAATAAGAACCAAAAGGTCCAGCTAATTGCGCCAATCCTTGGCTACCTGCTGGATTTGCTAAATCTATTAAAGGCATAATCTAATCATGTTTTTATATTTATTTATGTAGACGGAGTAAACTCTCGTCGCTGTAATTTTAATTTCATTCTTATTGGCCCAGGTTCAGTATATAACCACTCTACACCAGTTATAACATAAAATCCCGTTAAGTATTCATTCACTATACCATTCTGTGAAGCTGCATCATTTTCTACATCATCACCTGATCTAGTTTGTGGTGCATCTTCACCTTCAATCTCATCATTATTTGGTCCAAGTAAAGTACTTTTTATTGGGCTAGCATATTCTAAAATTTGAACATATATTCTACTATATCTTACAAGAGCAGGGTTAACTGTATCTAATTCTATAATCATTCCCATTTTATTAATCTCAACATTATTCTGATAGTTTTGAACTACTGCGTGTTGAAATTCAGGGTGAACGTTGTCTCCTTGTGTTCCTAGATATTTATATTTAACTTGGTCATTTCTAGGTCCTTCTGGTTCGCCGTCTATAATTCTACCTTTTGTTGCTGGTATCATTCCTGGTGTATCATTTGTTAAAGGATCTACAAATTCACTTATCCATTCTTTGGCTTCTAAATCCCAATACTGAGTATATCTTTTATAACCGTTAGCTTTACTAATCTCACCACTCTTATTAACCATTTCATATTTAGAAACATATCTTGCACCACCTTGCATTTGAACCATGTTACTTAAATAATTTGGAATATTGCCTTCTTGCCCCTCAGCACCTTCAGCACCAATAGTATCTCCAGCGTTTTGGCTAAAATCTTGGCTTGCTTCAATTTCACCTTCTTGGCTAAATAATCTATTAACATCAACCATAGTTAAATAATAGTAAGGGTCAATATAAGATGTAAAAAAAGTTTCATCACTTAAGTAACTATTTGCAACAATATCTTGGATCCAAGTTTCGGTAGTATCATTAGGATTAGTCCATGTCATAGTATCCGCAGTTTCCTCAACGTTAGAGGCATAGCCTAATTGTAATCTTTCTGCAATATTTAATAAAGCATCCCAACTAGTAACCTCTTCTTCATATTCTACATTTTCTGTAAAAAGGTTTGGAATAAACATTCTACCTGTTACGAGATATTCACTAGCCGAAACTCCACCACCACCCCCAACAGGTTTACAATCAACAACGGTAAAATCTATTCTTATAGGTTTAAATGTAGTCTCATCACCCTGAGATCTGATATTAACCTGTATTAAGTCACCATCTTTAGGATAAAATCTTGCAGTAAACATTCCATCCACGTCTGCAAATTGAATTCTACATGTAGGATAAAAAGCATTATTTTTTAGTGTGAATAGATTTAACCTATCCATTTGAACATCATAACCATTTATTCTAATAACAGGAACTACCTGTGAAAATTTGGAAGGTCTTTCCTTCATCGTACTATTATCCGAATTTTCACTACCGCTTTCTATATCCAATATTTCTAAAGGATCTAATTTAATAGCAGGTTCTATGACTGTTAATATATTTCTTTCAACTATGCTTTCAGACATATCCTATAATTATGTGTTTGTGTTATTCCTAGTAGGTAAGTTAGCACCTAATTTTATTTTTCCTCCTTCATATACTTTGGCATCTTGCCCTTGTTGAAGCATGTTAGGTGGAATAGGCGCTTTTACTCCAGCCTTTTTGGTTTTGGCTTTTTGTATCAATCGCTGTATTCTTGATTGATCCATTTCGCTCTGTCTACCAGTATCAACATATTGTGATAATGCTGCACTTGGTCTAGATGCTGCATTAGGTCTCCTATAAACTAGCTCTTCTTCTTTAAGTTGAGGTATAGCTAAAACATCACCTTCTTGTAAACTAAAAGGATTAAAAATATTATTAACAACACAGATGGCATCAATGTACTTCCCTGACCCAAAATACTTTTGTGATATTTTATCAACTCGACCTGCCTCATCAGCTGTTACGTAGTGTAATGCTTTAACACCAAGCTCTCTTTTATATTTAAATGAAGGGGCTGTTAAGTCATAATACTGTTCTCCAGTTTTATCATCAGATATTTTATTCTTTAATGTAAGAGATTTAATATTCATTTTTAATTATTCTTTTATGAATCAATTAGCATTTGTGTTGTATTACTAACTGCTTCGGCTGTTGCTGTTAAACCTAAGTTACCTTTCGCAGACTTATTAGATTTAATATTACTAATCTGTTCATTATTAAAATCAGATGCTGCTGCTTGATTAGTACTAGGTTTTAATGATTGTGTTCCAATGTCTGGTATAGAGCCATAAGTAGCAACTTCTTTACCTGCTAAATTTAATACATCTTCAACACCGGCGGCAGATGCGTATATTCTACCCTTTCCAGCATTAAACATATTTTCTATATCACCTTTATCACGAGGCTTTGCATGTTTCATATCTATTTCAAATTTTACCTCCATAGGAAAATCATCATAACCTAAACCTTGGCCTAATGTCATTGTAGAGTTATCACAAATCATATTACCCATCATAACGATAGGGTTCAGTGGATTACCAACAGTTATATGCCAGTCACCAGTAGGTTCACCACTAATAAAAGCTTTTGTTGCTTGTGTACCTGTTTGCCCACCTACTTGGCTACCTAAAAATCCTCCTAACATATTACCTAGTAAATTCTTACCAACCTTTTTTAATCCATCTACAAAACTGTTTGCAGAAAAACCGCCTTCCTGATCGCCAAATAATCCTTTGAATCCATTCTCAACATCATTAACTACACTTCCCATATACCCAGAAAAATTACCACCTCTTAATAAATTAGGATCTCCAAATTGACTAGCTACATAACCTGCACTACCATAATACCTATGCCCACCACCAAAGAATTGAGCATTATTAGTAGACATGGTTAACATATTACTAATAATATCAATCATTGCTATTTTAGGATTAATATAGCTTAACGATTTTAATTCATATTCAAATGTTAGTTTCATATCATTTGAAAACTTTAATCCTCTATCTCTAATTTGTGTAGTATCAATTACGTTAACAGGACCTAAAACAAAATTTGCATAAGTAGTACCTAACCTATCTGCTGTACTGCTACCTGCACCATTTTGTGCTCTAAACTTAGCTCCAGAACTAACATCCTTTGCAGAATCAGCTATTGCCCTACCTACACCTCCAATTTTATTGTAAAAAGGTTGCTGAGTATAACCTCCTCCAGCACCACCTTGGTCAATAGCTTCAAAATCAGCTTTAAGTTCTTTGTAATTTAATCCAAAAGACATTTTTAATAATTCTTCTAATGTATTACCTGCGGTTTCACCTAAATAAGTTATAGCAGTTACACCAGCAATCTGAGTTGCATCAACTTCATCATTCTCAGAATCCTTAGGCCTAACACTATACTTATAAATATTATCAGGAATAGGTGTTGGAAATCTTCTTAATGTAATTAAATGATTTACCGGAATCTTTTTGTAATATTTAGAATATAAAAAATCTGATGGCTTATAACCTATCTTAGGATACTTTTCTTCAAAGTAATTAATTATCTTTGGCAATGAAACTTGATTAGCTTGTGTACCACCCATTAATGGATTATCTGCCTGGTCAATAAAATTATTACTTTGTGAAGATTCTAGGTTTCCATAAAATCCTTGAAAATTAAAAAGAGCATACTTATTAGCAATAGATGATGGAATTGGGGTATCAGACATACCTTTTGCCACGGTTAGAGAATCCGCTACTGCTGAATTAGTATAAAAGTTTTTTGAATATAAGTCACTTACACCTTTAGCAAAACCTGTAGATTCACCACCAAAAGGTCCTAACCTATCGTTGTTTAACTTATTAGGTCCAGGATACATTGCATCATTAAGACTGCCTATTTTCTCACTTAAATTAAATCCCATAAAATACAGTTATTTTATTATATATTTAACCTAAGCTGTTGAGGTACTTGTCGATGCTTAAGTTACTTTTTTCAAATTTGTCAGCCCAGCCTATTTTGTATCTAGCATCAAATTCTCTTACACTATCTAATGATAGGGGGCCTTTGAAAAATGGCCTGGATGATATGTCTCTAATCTCTTTTAAGTTTTTAGAAATCATATAAAGTTGAACCTTTTCAAATAATTCAGATAATCCAACTTTTGTTTTTGTACACATGACTGATTCTATAACTACATAAAATCTTTCTCTATCTTTTTCATTTAATCTATCTTCTAAAACTTTAACAGTTTTAAAGTCTTCAGCTTTGAGAATCATTTTCCTTGCTCTGTTTTCAAACATATGTCTAAAATTCATATCAAAGAAATGTTGTTTAAGAAATCTCATATTATCATAAAACTTAATAATACGAATTTGATAAAGTGGATTTACTGGATCCCATTTGGAATCTAAGATTTTGCCCTTAACGGGTAAAAGTATATTAGGATTAGTATGAGATGCTAATAAACAGTATACGTTCTGTCCTTTATTAAATATTCTATGTGTCTTCATTCAAATTCTATTATGTCATCGAATAGCTCAGCAGTACCGTTGACAGTAATATCAGGTGAATGATAAATTTTATAAGTAATAGGTTTATCAGATAATGTTTCTACATATGTTTGTATTCCGCCAACTGTTTCTTTATTAAGATTTCCTAAAACATAAAATATTGTTGTAGAAATGTTACGCCCTATTGCATTCTGTAACTGTCTCATTAAATAAGATGATACTACTGCATCAGATGGTTCATATTGATAAAAATCATTCTTTGTAAGTTTGTTAAATATATCCATATAATTTATACACTCTATACTCCTAGGAACGTTTCCAAGAAATGTTTTAACGCGTAGCGCATCATTAGAGTATATGAAATTAAATTCTATATGTTCTTCTTCCATTCTTCTAGTTCCTTAAGCTCACTCTTAAGTTTCTTTATTTTAAATTCAATATCTTTTGCCGAAGGTTCATAGTGAGTACCCCACTGTGTATTAATATCTAATACAGTTTTATCAAATTTACTACCGACCTCTAACCCAAGGTCATCGCACAAATCAAAAAAGAATCTTTTTACATAACTGTATTGATTCTTATCATTTTCATTTGACTCATAAACATCCGTTGAGGTAAAATGTTCTCTACCTCCACCATGATTGTCATCAATGACTTTTTTGATTACACCATTTCTAGCCGGTTCTAAAACTATCTTAATCATTTATGATTTTCTTGAGTTTAGTTTTTCCCTTAATTCTTTAAAGGTTTTCCTTGCAACTTTTTTGTCTTTATGCCAAGTAGATTTATCTTTAATTGTAATCAGAGCTAATGCATCTCTTAATTTTTCTATTTCTTTATCTGTATAACCTTCTTCTTTCCATCTATTTATATGAATAAGTTCAGCTGCCTCCAACGAAGCATATATAGATTTTTCAGCAGCTTCAACATTAGCAGCATGTATTTCATTTCCTTTTTCTCTAGTTTGTTTACAGATTTCTAACCATTCTTTTAATGATAATTTACTTTTCATTTTTAGAATTCCTTGGTAATTCATAGCCGCTCTTCTTTGGCGACGATTAGGTATAGTTTGATTTGCAGTCTCGCTCATATGATTAATTTTATTATATATTACTAGTTATAAAGTGTGCTATTCGCCTTTGTACTTACTCTCGATTAATGATTGTACACTACCGTGTAAGCAGTCTAATATTTCATCTTCAGATAATTGGTCTAAGATAAATGATTCTAATACATCATCAACTTCATTCTTATCAAAAGAACTACTCATTAATTCGTAAACAGCTTTTTGTGGAATATTTACAGGAAATTCTAGAATAAGTTTTACTTTATTGTTTTTCTTTTGTTTATTAAATAAAACTCTAATAGGGTTTGGCGTAGTATTTAAAGCAGGAATTGAAACATCAGTTGGTGTCTTTTGTGGTGCTGATACATTTAGTGGATCTTTTCCAGCAGATGTAGGTTGTACAAATTCTCCAGCTATATCTTCGTTCAATGCTTGTATGTATTCAGACTTTAAACCTTTGGCTAATCTACCACCATTTTCAAAGTTTATCCATTTGTCATCTTCGCTTTTGATAGTAACTACTAAACCAATATCATCACCCTTAATCCACTGCCAATGTTTAACTTCTGGTGAAGCTTCATCAATATTATCTTTTTGCATTTGTTGTCTATTTATTATTATACATTAAATATAATAATTGTTTAAGAATCTATTATGTACAGTTTCCATCATTATCTTGATTACATTCTTTAGCAGGATCATCCTCTATATACGGATCCCATGTCATAGCAGGTTGTCCAGCAGCAATTAATCCATTATTAAAAGCTTCAAAATTTGAAAATGTATTTATATTGGCAAGAGGATATTTAACAGTAGCTTCTCTTACACCTCCTTTACCAGATCTATTAATGCCCGTAAGAAATGCTATAAGATATGAAGTTTTCTTAGCATCTTCATATACAATATAAAAATCATCTCCAGTTGGTGTTATATCTTGTACCATAATTTATTATTTTTTAAATTCCTCCTCCGTCATTAAGTATTCCCCATTTAGTAGCAAGACTTGAGCGCGCAGATACTACCGAAGGATTTCCTAAGCTATATTGACTATTACCAAAGTCTACAGTACCACCCGGCCAAGATGCAAAATTATAAGCATCCCATGCAATTAATAATGCATCATAATTAACAGTAGATAATGTGAAGGTAGATGATGCATTAGTTAAAGGAGTGTTACCAACGGTGTATACATTCCATGCGTCTACGTTCCAATTTCCGATAGGTTGATCAAAAGCGCTAGTATCTTTAAACATATTTCTCATATCAACCACATTTGCAGTATCCCAACCACTAATATCCTGGTTAAAACTTAGGGCATTTTCAAACATACTGAACATGGTTGTAACTCTCTGAGTATCCCACGCTGTTATATCATCGTCAAAGATTGCACAGTTTTCAAACATCTGCCTCATATTTGTAGCGCGATCCATAATCCAACCATTCATGGATCCACTATTAACATTATCAAAAACATCGCAATTATAAAACATTCGTTCAAAATCAAGAGAACTAGTTCCAGTGTTTGCCCCTACATTAGTAAACATCTTAGCATTCATGACTGAACACCCGTTAAACATTCGTTCAAATCTAAAACAATTACTTACATCCCATTGTGAAAAAGCTAACGGACCAAGAGCATTTGTTCCATACTGCAATTTTGAACACCCACTAAACATTATTTCTAAAGTATCACAAGTACCTACATTCCAATTTCCAATATTATTAATTGTAGAAAGACTACTACAACCACTAAATGTTCCTCTCCCACCTTTAGAATTAAGGCTATTAAATTGAACATCAAGAGGAAACCACGGCGTATCAGGTGCTGATATTTGCACCAAGTTACTACACTGCCTAAAGATTTGCCCAGCTGTTCCAAACTCACCTCCTGTTAATTTTAGATCTCCCCATTGTGTTATTTCCAATAGTTTCTTACCATCATCTTTACCTGGCGTATTTACATTCCAAAAACAAAATCCTGCAATATTACCTTCTGCTGAAACTGTATATGTCCCAGGATTTAGATATGTATGCAAACATTCAGTAGCATAATTAGAGGAATCAACATTAGAAGTTTGACCATCACCCCAGTCTATAGTAAAAGAAATAGTATATCCTTGGCTATCTGTTCCATCAACAATAGGAAAATAAAACTGATTAGTTGCAGATGGTGTGTTTTTATATTGAGTTTGTATAGCAGTATTAACTACCATTTGAAATCTCCCTCGGCCTGAGCCTCGTCTACCTGATAAAATTTTTCTCATAAGCTTATGGTGCTATTTGTTCTAACCAATATTCATTACGGTTACCATTAAATTGTATAGTTAAATACATGTTAGTGTTAGGTATAAATCCATCACCTTTAATCTCCGTAGCCGCCGCGACAATTGGTTGTGTGGCCGTGTTTGTTAATACTCTAGCAAACCCACCTACTTCAGATGATGCCGGGCTTATGGTGTAAGATGTAATGTTAGCAGCCGAAGACATATTATAATAAGTACCTAATACATTATCAGTTGTAACTGATCCTGTTGAAACAGATTCATCTGCTGCTATAACTGGGCCGGTTGCGCCAGTTGCACCTATTTCTCCTTGTGGTCCTTGAATACCAGTTGCACCTGTTTGACCTTGTGGTCCTTGAATACCAGTTGCACCTGTTTGACCTTGTGGTCCTTGAATACCAGTTGCACCTATCGGTCCTTGAATACCAGTTGCACCTATTTCACCTTGTGGTCCTTGAATACCAGTTGCACCAGTTTGACCTTGTGGTCCTTGAACACCAGTTGCACCTGTTTGACCTTGTGGTCCTTGAATACCAGTTGCACCTATCGGTCCTTGAATACCAGTTGCACCTATTTGACCTTGAGGTCCTTGAATACCAGTTGCACCTATTTCTCCTTGTGGTCCTTGAATACCAGTTGCACCTGTTTGACCTTGTGGTCCTTGAACACCAGTTGCACCTGTTTGACCTTGTGGTCCTTGAATACCAGTTGCACCTATCGGTCCTTGAATACCAGTTGCACCTGTTTGACCTTGTGGTCCTTGAATACCAGTTGCTCCAGTTTCACCAGACCCCTGTGGACCTTGAATACCTTGCGGTCCTTGTGGACCTTGGATACCAGTTGCTCCAGTTTCACCAGAACCTTGTGGACCTTGTGGACCTTGTGGACCTTGAATACCAGTTGCACCAGTTTCACCAGACCCCTGTGGACCTTGAATACCTTGCGGTCCTTGTGGACCTTGGATACCAGTTGCTCCAGTTTCACCAGAACCTTGTGGACCTTGTGGACCTTGTGGACCTTGAATACCAG